AAAGTCAGTTACTCTATGCTAACAAATGTTCCAGCAGCCGAAAAGTCAGTTACTCTATGCTAACAAATGTTCCAGCAGCCGAAAAGTCAGTTACTCTATGCTAACAAGCATTATCGTACAGTAGCAGAGTGCAGGACACAGGAACAGTGAGAGCAGGCTGAACAAAAAACTTTATAATTACTCTTGACAAAGTCAAGAAAATGTATCTCAAAAAGAGTTACCTTGAGGTTACCCTTTTTGTATTTTTAATTTTTGGCGGGAAATTTCGGAAAAATAAAAAATGAAGGTTTCTTTTTATACTAAGTATAATTTAGAAAAAAGATAAAGAAATGTTTTATAATTTTAAAATTGTTGCGGTTTTCTTCCAAAAATTAAAAATAAAAAAAGGGTAACCTCAAGGTAACTCTTTTCTAAAGATAATTTTAAGATAATTTTCGTATTTCATTATAATATAAAGAATTAGCAAAAAATAAAATTTTAACTCAAAGAGTTACCTAAAGAGTTACCTTTTCAAAAGGTTACCTAAAAAGAGTTACCTTATTTTCCCATTTTTAGCGTTAAATTCCCCTAAAGCAACTTAATGGCAGACGGTTTTAAGGGATAAAATCTCTCAAAGACGATTTTAAGAGGGTAAAAATTTCCAAAGACGAACGGTTTTAAGGGGTAAAATCTCTCAAAGACGATTTTAAGAGGGTAAAAATTTCCAAAGACGAACGGTTTAAGCGGTGCTTGACACAGTCATGACTCCTTGACATTCTATACTAAATATGGTATAATATATATGTAAGGTTGAGGGAGCGACAGAAGCTCTTGAAACGAAAGACAAAGTGTTAGCACAATGCAACATTGTGTCAGACACAATCACTTAAACCACTCGGATGAGTGGTAAACATTTTAATCTTGGCAAAAACCCCTCGTATGAGGGGAATAAAATATTTTAATGATTGCGTGTCACGCAATCAAGGAGTTAATTATGAAAGAAATTGAGATTTCAGTACCAATCAATGGTGTGCGTTATGAGGGCAAGGCTCTTTACGATGAGGATACCAAAAGAGTTGACCTCATGAACATTTTGGTTGGAGGCAATAATATTCAGTATTGTCTTGATGACAAAGTGTATTGTCGGGGCTACATAGTCGGGAGGGTCGGGGAGATTCTTACCGATGAGGTCAGAAGCAAGGTAGAGCCTGACAGGTACGGCGTGTGTGAGATTACAGGCTACAACTTTCCTCTTGATGAGCTTATTACCTGTATTGACGGCATAAGCGTGTGTGAGGCACTATCCGTATACAGTGAAACAATGGAAGGGTACCTTGAAATAATACATGCTTGGCGCACTAAGATTCGTTTATCTGATGGTACTTTCATAACTGATTATGTTACGGAGGAGTGGCATAATAGCCATTATTATTGTGAGCACTGTGAGGCCTACTTGGACCTTGATGAGGACTATTATGAAGACGACACTTGTCGATGGTGTTATGATGAGGAAGGGAAAGTTATCGAGGAGTACAGTGAGAGTCACAGGCACAATGAAGATCCTGTATTCTTTGGTGGTGACGAGGATGAGAAGACCTTGGAAGCTTTCTCAGGCTTCGGCTTTGAGCTTGAGGTAGACTCAGAGGATGAGGAATTCGGAAGCTCTTACAACAATGAGACTGCCCTACATCTCTGCTCTGCGGCAGGGCTTGATGAGGCCGAGATGCGTTACGCTAATGATGGCTCTCTGAATTACGGCTTCGAGTGTATCTCACAGCCACATACTGTCAAGGACTTTTGGGCTAAGACAAAGAAATGGGAGAAGATGCTTAATTACCTGCTCTCCCGAGGGTACCGCTCACATGACCCTGGAACCTGCGGGCTTCATGTGCATGTCTCACGGAATATGTTCGGAAAGTCACGGGTCGTGCAGGACACTGCCATTGCTAAGGTTTACACCTTCTACGATGAGAACTGGGATGACCTTGTCAAAATCTCACGGAGAAAGAATTTCAATTACTGTGAAAAAAACCACCTAAGCAGTGAACAGGAACGAGATTCTGAGTGGACAGGCAAGTTCAAGCAGTGGAAGGAGCGTTCTAAGGCCTCAGCCTCGAAGAACCACTATGTGGCCTTGAATAACAAAGGAGACTACACCTTCGAGTACCGCCTTGCCCGAGGAACGCTCAACGCATGGTCATTCTTCTCATGGATTGACCTGACGCTGACAATTACCCAAAATGCCCGCCGTATCACGATTAAGCAGGTCGAGACCAACGACAAGGTATCATGGCTCTCAGGTATCACGGAGAGCACGGCACGGTACCTTTATCAGCGGGAGGCATTTAAGGATGAAGTCCTTGCTCTGTACCCTTCGATTGCATGGTCCCAAGACCATCGTGATACAAGTTATGCTGACTAATTGTCAGCGACAAGATAAATCGGAGAGAAAGTAATTTTTAAGGCATTGTGTATGACACAGTGCAAGTAGAGGATAAATATATGTGCGTAATTTGCGTGAAGAATAAGAATGTGAGGTTCCCTGAGGAAAAAGCCCTTCGTAACTGCTGGGACAACAACCCTGATATGGGAGGGTTCATGTATGCCTACAACAATGAGGTGTACATCAAGAAAGGCTATATGACCTATGAGGATTTCAGCAAGGCATTGAATGAGGCTAGGAAAGTGACAGGAGATGATGCTCCGTATGTGATGCACTTCAGAATCTCGACACAGGGTTATGATGCCAGTTGCTGTCAGCCATTTCCTCTTTCCGGGAAGATGAGAAAATTGAGAAGATGCAGTTCAAAGGCTTCCGTTGGTGTGGCACACAATGGTATCCTTTCACTGACATCTGACGGAGCAGAGAATTACTCTGACACTATGAAATTCATCACGGATTATCTTGTGAACATCATACATGGTCTGGACTATCACAAGGACAGGCGGACCTTGCGTCTCATTGAGAATCTCATTGCTGGCTCAAGGTTCGCAATCTTGGGGAGTGACGGGTTCTGCTCAAGGTTAGGCAAGGGTTGGGTCGAGGACAAGGTCACAGGGCTGTGGTACTCAAACAACTCTTATGCACGGGAGCTTCCTGTATACTACAGGGCTCCTGAGGTCGGTTCTTCTCTCTACGATGATGAGAGCTATTGGGATGAGTATTGGTCTTCATGGGGTGCAGGGGGATGGCTTGACAGGAAGCTTGGCAATGCCTCAGAAGAAATCTCAAAGACAAAGGATACTCTGATAGATAACCGTAGCGCAGGCATTAAGCCAGACAGAAATAAGAGTGAGCTTGACAAGATTGATGATGTGCTCGATGAGGTTGAGTATGGAACGCCACCGTTCAACTTCAAGCACGGCTCATGCCCTCACTCATTGTATGACGAGGATGCTTACTGCTCTAAGGAGTTCTGCGGGGACTATCACAGCTGTCAGTATGTGAAAGACTGTGAGAAAGCCTCATGTACGGACTCTGAGAAAGTGTTCAGATACTTGAAAAAGAAGAGACCCTGCACGGCCGTGGGGGCAATGAAATAAAATGAACGGGGGATTGTGTAAGGCACAATCCCTTTGAAGGGGATAAAAATGGATATAAATACAATCTGTCTGAGCGGGCATGTGTATGATGTAAAGATACTTCCCACAAGCGGAATTTATCCTGTGGTCGAGGCTCGGCTGTCAGTGCACACAGGAACGGATGAGAACGGAGAGAACATGTTCTGTGACTTCCTTATCCGCTCTTACGGAAAGAAGAACACGAAGGTTGCTTCCATGCGTGACGGAGATTTCGTCACGGTGCACGGCAAGTTGAAGAGAAGCAAGGCCGAGACAGGCTCAAGCCCTTTGAGTGGCAGGGCTTACATAAGTGTCGATACCTTGAAGTTTCTTGAAAGGAGCTAGGAAAATGAGTGAGTACAAGTACACGACTGAGCTTTATGCCCGATTTGAGGAATGTGTCTCACTCATAGGAGAGGCTTTCTTCACCAGTAAGGGTAAGCATGCCTTTCCTAAAATAGTGCTTGCCATAAATAACCGTGTGTCTTCCTGTGTCGTGGCTTTCGTTCAGGCAGATGCGCTGTATGATACAGGGGCAAAGGAGAAAGTTCAGTATCTCGGGATTAACCCATACTACTTAGACAGGACTGTTCCCGAGGTGCTCGCTACCCTCTGCCATGAGCTATGCCATGTCTATGAGAACGCTTATATCCACATTCCTCGTGGAGGTTATCATGACAGGCAGTGGGCAGGGCTCATGCAGGATTGCGGGCTTGAGCCTAAGTTCCTCAATAAGTCGAAGACAGCTGTGTCACACACAATAGTTGAGGGAGGGGAGTTCGACAAGTTTGTGGCCTCTTTCTTGGAGAGGCACGGTGAGGACTACTTCCATATTTGTTCGTACTCACGATTGCTTGAGGTCAGACCCTCTGCCGTTCAGGGCGGTGGGGGAGACGGAGAGCCTAAGGCTGACAATGCAGACAAACCTGTGAGGAAGTACAACAGGAACAAGGTCAAGTATACCTGCCCTGACTGCGGGGCCAAGGTATGGGGCAAGGCGGGACTCGGCATTGAGTGCACAGGTTGTGCATGTCAGTTCGAGGAAGAAGAATGAAAGGAGAAAGATATGTGGAGAAAAACCAAGCTGGTAAAGGCCATCATTGATTACATCCTTGAGGATGAGGACAAGGAAGAAGTAGTGAATGAGCTGAGGCGGTACAAGAAGGAATTCCCTCGTCAGAGTGACTATAACTACTACAGGTATGGGAACATCCTTCCGTACTACTGTCAGATAAGGGAGTTCTATGAGAAGAACGGAGTCAAGGCGAACAAGAATGACATCATAATGTGCGATAACTTCTGCCTGAATGTCGGAAAAGCGATAGACATAATCTTGGAGGAATCAAAATGAAGTACAAAGCAGTTCAGAAGGCAGGGAAGTACTACAAGAAAGCCTTTCTTGAGGCACATGAGAAACTTGCGGTAGTCATTACAATCATAACGGTCACCTATGTGGTAGCCAGATGCATGATGTAGGAGGAACCTTAGTGAAAGGAAACATCATAAAGAGAGTCGAGGTCAACGGAGATACTGTCATCAATCCATATTGGTATCTCCGCGACGGGCTGCTCCATGTGCGTTGCACAGTGGACAGGTGCATAAGGCTGTCTCCTTATGAGGAGAAACGACTCAAGGAGGAGATTACGGCCAACCCTTCCTACAAGCAGGACACGCTGGAGCACAGCTGGAAGTTCCTTACTTATTATGCGGGTAAGGAAATCGTGAATGACGGGATAGCTGAGGCTGAGAGGCAGTATGGACACAAGGGTTAAGGCAGTCACATTCGATGAGGAGAATCACAAATACTTCTTTGAGGGGCGGGAGCTTCGGGGTGTGACAGGAGCTATCGGAAAGATTCTCGGGAAGAGCTTTCCTGAAAACGACACTGTTAAGCTGGCGGTAATCTACGGGCATGATGTCCACAAGGCCTCAGAGATGTGGATTAAGGAGGGCAGGGAACCTTCCTCTGAGTCAGGTCGTTGGGTCACGGAATACCTCAAGGACTTTCAGTCCGTGACGGGTGTCATTAAGCTCGAGGCCGAGTTGCTTGTCAGCGACTTCAAGTCAACGGCAAGCTGTATCGACATCGTGGCCCATCTGAAGGACGGAAAGGCGGTTCTCTTCGACATAAAGACCACGAGCAAGTTCGACAGGGAATACTGTAGCCTTCAGCTTTCCTGCTACAAGAGGTTGTACGAGGAAGTGTACGGGGAGACTGTTACAGCCATGTATGTGCTTAGCACAAAGAGTCGGCGTGCTTTCAGAATCTTGGAGCAGGAAAAGTCCAAGGTTCAGAAAGTGTTTGACATGAATGAGGGGCTGTTATGAAAACAATTTACAAAACGGACAGCGGACAAGAGTTCGAGGACAAGGGCAAAGCCCTTGCTTTCGAGAGACTCAAGCGTAAGAAGATAACCGTTCCTGTGTGGAACTGGTTGGTATTTCGCATGTAATTTATGTGTAGGAGGAATAAAATGTGCAAGAAATTACTTTTGGTTCGTTACCTCGGCTATACGCCTGAGGGTGAGTTGGCAACAGTATCTAAGAAATATGCCTACATGGTAGAGACAAGAAAGAGCATCAAGAATGGTGACTTTGTTGTGCTGGCTGATAAGTACGGCAATCCGGACAGAAATATTGTTTCTACAGTCCGTGTTCTTTCAGTCCTTGACGGAAACATTACGGATGATGAAAAGGACAAGGCTCTTTCTGACTGTGCCTGTTACACTCCAAAATCAAAGATTTTTGTCGGAAAGGCTGAGCTTGGTGAGTTCTTCACTGAGCTTGACAAGAAGCATAAGCGTGAGGAACTCCAAAAGAAGATTGAGAAACGCTTCAAGGAGGCCGAGAAAGAAGCCCTTTACAGGAAACTTGCTGAGACTGACCCTGAGATGAAAGCACTTATCTCTGAGCTTGACAGCCTTAAATAGGAGGAGCTATGGAAAAAGTGCTGAACAAATGGGATGGTCATATCTACAAGGTTCTGAATAAATGGAACAACAGGGAGTACCTTGTGCTGGAGCAAGAAGACAACAAGGTAACTTTACAGCGTAATGACGGCTCTCAGCTTACTATCGAGGAAAAAGAGTTTAGGTTCAGTTATAGGGAATCTAAGCCTAAGAGAATTGACAAAGTAAACTGAGTGTAGTATACTAAAAGAGCAGTGAGGGAGAGCAAAGCTTTGTAACTTTGCCTCCTTGTGTACCGCACAATCATCAATCTATTTTGGAGGCAATATTTATGGCAGAACAGAAGGTTAAGGAAGTAAAAGAAGTTGGCTTCGGGGACATTGAGCTTAAGATTGCGAAACCAACCTTGAACAAGGATAAGACCCTTTCTATCGGGGGAAATTTCTCTGAGATAGGCAGTAAAATTCAGTCTGTAGTGGACAGATACAAGAATACTGAGCTTACTGAGGATAATGTTGATTATGTTAAGACATTAAAACGGCAGTTCGTTTCCCTGCGTACAGGAATTGACCGTGAGCGTAAGGAATACATGAAAGTGTATATCACACCCGCCAAAGATTTAGTTGATGCTATGTGTAAGGAACTTTTAGCTATTGTTGACGAGGGCGAGTCTGCTTTGGGTAAGCAACTTGATGCTTATGACCAAAAGAGAAAGGACGAGCTTACTGTAGTCCTCAAGGAATATGTGGCTGAGGCAAGCGAGAAATATGGTCTTCGTGATGAGTACGCAACACAAATCAAGCTCATCGACAAGTACTACAACAAGACTCAGCGTGAGGAGGATTCTATCGAGGACATTGACTTGCAGGCAAAGGAACTTGCTAAGGAACAGTCCGAGTATGATGCGGGGGTCAAGCTTATCAAGTCTGAGTGTAGTGAGACAGGTCTTCTTCCTGACAGTTACATCAGGGAACTTGAGTATAAGTCAGCCATGGAGATTATCCTCGAGATAAAGCAAGACAAGATTTCACAGGCTGAACTTAAGTCTAAGGAAGATGCAGGAGAGAAGATTACCGTGGGTGAGCCTGTGTCTGACGAGATTAAGCGCTTAATTTCGGCCGTATCTAAGGACAGTGAGACTGAGTTGCGTACAAGAATCTTGCGTGTGACATACATGCCGAGCCAAGCGAAGCTGATGGCTAGGTTCTTCGGTGACAATCACATCAAGTTTGAATTCATCAAGACAGGCTTCTAGGAGAGGGATAAGGTCTTGCTCATTCCGCCTTTAAGAAGAATGAGATTGCTCCAAAAATTGTAGGTGTATATGGAGGACTGTAATAAACCTTCAGCTGGTGTAACCCAAAAAGGGTAATGGTTACAGTAAGTCTCCCTCCCAGACTTATGATGTAGGTTCAAGTCCTACCACCAGCAATAAGTTCCGTGTATCGGGGAAGGACGGTAGCCTCTGTGAGGCAACACTATCATTAAAATGACAAGGAGTTATTATGAATTTACTGTTAGGTGACAGTTATGAGATTCTTAAAAATATGCAGTCGAGAAGCATAGACCTTATAATCACAGACCCTCCTTATGAAGTCTGTGCTACAAGCAGTGGCGGCAGCATAAACAGAGTGAAGAAACTGAGTGAAAGCCTTGTGGATTTGGAAAGAGCAAATATTACAGAAGGTTATGACATAGAGAAGTTTGGCAAGGAATTTGTAAGGGTAATGAAAGACATAAACATATACATTTGGTGCAACAAGGTACAGATACCTAAATATTTTAACTTCTATGTGAACAAGATGAACTGTAAGTTTGATATTCTATGCTGGCATAAAACAAATGCTTTGCCTGCATATAAAAATAAATATCTTTCAGACACTGAGTACTGCCTCTATTTCCGTAAAGGCGGGTTTTGTGACCCTTCTGTGACGGAAACTGAGGACAGGTATGAAAATGCAAAGACATTCTACCTTGCACCATTGAATCAAAAAGATAAGAAATTGTATGGGCATCCTACAATAAAGCCTTTAGATTTTACGGAAAAGCTTGTCAAGAACTCCTCAAAGCAAGGACAAATTATACTTGACCCTTTCATGGGAAGTGGAACGACAGGAGTTGCCTGTAAGAAACTTGGAAGGGATTTTATAGGAATAGAACTGAACGAAACCTATTTTGATATCGCAAAAAATAGAATTGAAAGCGCTTGATAAATAGTGATACATCTATTACAGTGACAAATACTCTCGTATGAGGGTGTTAAAATACATCGTGAGTCAGTCGCTCACAGAAGGAGAAAACTATGGAAGAACAGAAAGCTGTATCAGAAGTAGAAGGAAAAGAAGTTGCTGAGGTAAGTGATGCGGAACTTGCTCAGCTCATGGCAGAAGGCAAGAAATATCAGGACACTGAGAACTCAGGTGACGGTGTAAAGGCTGATTACATCTTGCTTGCAAAGACAGGCACAAAGGCCTTGAAGAAAAGCCAGCCAGACCTGTACATTCAAGGCCTTTCTATTGGTGATTTCTTCTTGCAGAAAGAGAAGAAAATCCTCGGTGAAAAGCTTAAAGTCGTTCCACTTGCTTTCATCTCTCTGTATCAGGAGAAAGATAGCCGAGATATGAACGCAAAGTTCTTTGGCACTTGGAACAAGACACAAGCAGAGAGCTTCCCGCTCGTCGACGGCTCTTACTTTGACCGTCTGCTCCCGAACGGTCACATCTTACAGCCTGTAAACTGGGTCTGCGTTGAGATTCTCGGACATCCTGAGATTGAGAACGCTGTAATCGCTTACAAAAGCACAGGTAGCCGTCTGTGGAGAAAATGGAAGGAGGATGCTAAACCTCGTTCACAGACTTCCGCAACACTTATCTATGAGATTTCAGAACTCGAGGTCTCAAACGATAAGAATGAATGGACAGACATCGGCTTCAACTATGTCGGATCACTCCTTGAGACAGACAGGGCTATGGCTGTCAAATGCCTTAAGAAATCAAACGCTATCCGAGAGTCTTATGAGAATAAGACTCTCGTAACAGACCATGTCGTAGCCTATGTGTCAGACACAAAGGCAATCACTCATATTGAGGATGCTTCTGACATTGAGGAAAGCTACGATGACGATGAGGCAGGATTCTAAGAGACTTGTTACCTAAACCCTGATAAGAGAGAGGTGAGCCAGTCACTCACCTTTCTCTTTTATTAAGAAATATTTTGAGGTGCATATATGGTAAGTTCAATAGAAGCTGAGAGCTTTCTCTTGCTCTTCAGGGGGAAGTCAAACACTTATGTCAAGAATGAACTTCCTAAAGAAAAGCCTGTGACAGGCGAGAAAATAAAGACAAATATTACGAGCAACAGTGGTGAGGTTAATTCCGAGCTCATCACACATCATTTGGACGGAGACTATGGCATAGGAATATGCCCTGTAAAGTCAGACGGAAAGTGCTTTTTCGGAGTCATAGACATAGACTATTACAAGAGCAATATACGAAAGGTTCTTGATTTCATAAACGATTATCAGTTGCCCCTGCTTCCGTTCAGGAGCAAGTCAGGTGGGCTTCACTGTTACCTAATGCTTACAAAGGCCGTGACAGCGAGACAAATGCGTAAAGCACTCGAGCAGATTGTGTACATGTTCAGCCTGAGCGAGCTTTACGGAAAGAACAAGGTGGAGATATTCCCTAAGCAGGACAAGGCCGAGGGTTTTGGCTCTGCCATAACCCTGCCTTACTTCAATGTCGGTAACGAGTACACTTATCTTATTGATGCCGAGGGGAACAAGGTATCTTTCGAGGAAGCCCTTGTCTACATAAAACATCATCTTACTACTTTGGAAGATTTGCAGAATGTCATCCACAACCTCCCTTATAATGACGCTCCGCCTTGCTTGCAACGCATACTTCTGACTGAGGCCGTTGGGACAGAGGACAGTGGCAGGAACAATTTTCTGTTCTCCTATGCCATTTACGCAAGGAAAAAGTATGGAGATGATTTTAATCGGTATGTCAGTGAAGTGAACGAGAGGATGGTTAGTCCTTTGGAGGAGAATGTCATAGAACAGATATGTAATTCTGTCAGAGGAAATGAATACACATATAAGTGCAAGGACATTCCGTGCAACGCCTTTTGTGACAAGACTGTGTGTCGCACAAGAGAGTTCGGGCTTGGCCGTGACAAGGGTCATTTCTCCAATGTGGATTTCAGCGGGCAGATTTACCGCTACAATGCAGAAGACCCTTATTATGTATGGCAGTTGCGTTTGCAAGGACAGAAAGACTGGGTTGAGGTTCGTTTCAAGAACGAGGGAGACATCCTTGAGCAGTTCAACTTCGCAAAGCTATGCGTAAGGTACTTGAACCATGCTCCAACTAGGGTAAACCCGAATGATTGGTATGCTATACTGAACACCGTGCTTCCACGAATCGTGAACATCGAGGTCAAGGCTGAGGTTGACACATCAGAGAAAGCCATGTTGCACAATGAGTTCATAGCTTACCTATCAAACAAGCAAGCCAAGCGTGATTCACCATATCAGATTCGGGCAGGATTGGCTTACTATGAGAAGAAGAATGGAGTCGGAAAGTATTACTTCCTGCACAACGGATTCATTGATTACCTTAACAACAGGAAAGTCCGCTTTGACCTTTCTGTTTTGGGTGACAACCTCAGGAGCTTCGGAGCCGAGCCTGACACATTCGTGTACTTTAACTCGAATGGTGAGCAGAGGAGCTGTCCTTGCTGGTCTAAGGTTGAAGACGAGGTCATAAAGAACGCTTACTATAATAATATCGAGGTAGCTGAGGGGGATTCTATGCAAGGTATTCAGCCTTTAGGATATGCCACTAACAAGGAGGAAGTTGAGGAGAAAGAAGCTCCTTACACGGAGGAGGATTTGAGGGATGCTGAGAATCTGTTCTAATGTTCTTCTTTTGTCAGGTGTGTCTAGCTTTGTCAATTATGTCACTGAGATAGCTAATGATATTGATACTGAGATTGAAGTGGCAAACACATGGAGTATAAACTACAGAGTGAACGCTGATGTCATAATATGTGGCTCAAAGTACATAGACTGCATAGGTAAAGAGGACTACGGAAAGGTGAGACTTGTGCTTAAGAAAGAAGAGACAGTTATGACTTTCATAAGGAAAGGCATAACACATTTTATCTTTGACTATACGGACAAAAGGGAAGTGGCTTTCTCTATGTTCATTGACAAGGATGATAAGCTAAAAGAGGACAAAGTCTCATTAAGTGACATAATATCTGAGGCTCATGTCAGTTTGTTCCATAATGACAGGTACTACTTCAACTTCACTTCTGGCACATTCAAGTATCAGGATGTAGGAATATACCTGAGGAAGAGTGAGAAAGAGTACCTTGCTAAATGGGTTCTTATGGGTAATAAGGACAATTCAAAGCGTATACTGCTCTGCAAAATGCGTAAGAGATTCGGAAAGGATTTCATGAAGGATGTGGACAGGAAAGGAAACTATACAAGGAGAAATATAAATGCTTAAGTTGGTCAGTTCTAAGAAGGACTGTGTGATTGTGGTCAACACAGAGACACAAGTTTATAAGGTTGTGGATATAGAGCTTGATATAATCTGCATAACTAAGGATTGTGCCAAGGCTGAGAATGTCTTCAACAACTATGACATTGAGGTCGTGCGAAGGGAAAGAAAGGCAATGTTCGACAAGTGGCTTAAGGCCTGCGTTAAATAAGGTAGGCATGTTATGTTTGAGGGAAAAGAAGTAAAGGTCTTGCTTGCCAATGCAGGGGCAGGAAAGACATCTAAGCTGATGGATATACTTTTTGAGGAGCTTAAGACAAGACGGCCTGAGGAGATAGCCTTCGTTACTTTCACGAAAAAAGGAGCAAGTGAGGGCTTGAGGCGTGCATGCAACAAGTTCAAGATTTCACCTGACGAGCTTCCTTATTTCAGGACATTGCACTCACTTACATTCCGTGCACTGAACCTGAACTTGAAGAATATCTTCGGAAGGATAGATGAACGGAAGTTCAACAAGGAGACAGGGTACTATCTGAACAGGTGTGATGTAAGTTCACATCCGTCCAAGGACTCCAAGTACCTTGACTTTTATGACCTTGAGAGGTCAAATGCCATGACAAGTAAACAACTTGCCGAGGCAGACATTGAAATTGGTTATTATCGTCAACTCGTACAGAAATATGAGGAATATAAAAATCGACAGCACCTCGTTGATTTTTTCGACTGCCTCATAAAGTATGTACGAGAGGGCGATTCTCTTCCCTGTAAGGTCGTTATGATTGACGAATGTCAGGACATAACTGCCTTGCAGTGGCAGGTAATAGATAAGGCTTTTGCAAATGCCGAGCATATATATGTAGCAGGGGACGAGAATCAGAGTATCTACACTTATGCGGGGGCCCGACCTGATTACCTCATAAGTCTTGCAAACAAGCACCCTAGAATAGAGCTCAGTGCCTCATACAGGCTTCCTAAGAATGTCTACAATGTTGCTAAAGGTATTGTTGGAATGATTCAGGAGAAGACTGACAAGGCCTTTAATTTCAAAGAAGGTAATATAGACGGAAATGTGGTGTCCTTGAATAACTTGGACAGACTCAAGAACTTCATGCATTTTGACGAGCTGAAGGACGACAAGGTATGCCAGTGGTATCTTCTTGCAAGAAACAACTGCTTCCTTGACAAGTACACTAAGCTCCTCGAGGACAATCTCATTCCTTACTGGAACTCTGACGGGTTCTTTATGGGCGGGGAAATTATGAGCCGAATCAAGGACTACAACGGATTTGCCCTTGAGGGATACAAGACTCCTGACAAGAGGGAAAAGTTCAGGGAGAAGTTTGGGGTCATTGATTTCTCCGTACCGTTCTATGAGACAAATCTCTTCACTGAGGGCAGGAAATGGGTCTATGCCTCTTACATAGAGAAGTACGGGCTGGACAAGTTGCAGGAAATGTGCAAGTGGAATCCACAGGTTCTCGTTAGTACGATACACTTCGTCAAGGGTGGTGAGGCCAAGAATGTGGCAATCTTGCTTGACTCTACTGCAAGGTCTTACGGAGAGATTTATGACAACTTGGACTCTGAGCTCAGGGTTTTGTATGTAGGTGTCACAAGGGCTAGGGAGAACTTGTTCCTGATAGATAGCAAGAGCAATTTCGGCTATGACAAGTTGTTCAATGTCATTAAGGATGAGAATGACTTGAAGTGGTAAGCATGCTAGTTCTTGACGATAAATTAAACTAAGTGTAATATACATAAAGGAGAAATAAGAATGAAAAAAAAGAGATGGTATATCAGCGGGGCAGTTTCTAGTGACCCTTTCTATCGGGGGAAATTTGCTTATGCTGAGTTTCAGCTCAAGAAGTGTGGGCTTAGGGTATTGAATCCAGTAAAGCATGAGAAAGACGGTAAGGAATGGGATTATTACCTGAGAAAAGACATCAGGAAGCTTACGAAATGTCAGGGCATAATACTGCTTGATGATTGGAAGAGCAGTGAGGGAGCCAGGCTTGAGCTAACGATAGCACTGGGACTAGGTTTTGATGTCATGAAGTTTAATCACATGACAGGCTCATGCAAATTATTATCAATCAGAGAGGATAAATAAATGAAAAGAATAATTGGTCTTGACTGCGAGACATACGACCCCCTTTTGAAAACAGCAGGGTGGAGCTGGAAGTACGGACAGGGTTATATTCTCAACACTGCTCTGTACTACGAAGGTCACTACGAAACTCAGCACAGGCTTATAGATGTAGTGAATCCAAACGGAGACCGTATCAGTAAAGAAGAGATAATAGATGATGTGCTTGTAGGTGAGGAACTCAAGGTAATTGCAGGAATACACAATGCTAATTGCCCTTACACTGAACAAACAAGGAAATCTCAGAATGAGGAAATTATTTCCCTGTTGAAGAGTCCTGATATCTGCATTGTCGGGGCGAACTTGATATATGACATTGGCTGGCTTCTGTACGAGTATGATATGTCAACTTACGATGTCAAGTGCTCCTTTGTCGATGTCCTTCAGGCAGAGGCTATCCTTGACGAATTCGGAGTGCACTCACTTGAATCTGTATCTTGGAAGTACCTTAAGTACGGTAAGACAAAGGACAAGATTGAGGAATGGGTTCGTGAGAATGTGTCAAAGAAAGGAGACTTCCGTCAGTATCTTAAAGATGCTCCATGGAATAAGCTCGTTGAATATGTTTCAGGAGATGCAAAGAATCCTGTTAAGGTTTGGAGAAAACAGCTTACACTACTGAAACAGCAGGAATTGTGCAAGAGAGCCAAGATGGAGTTTGACTGTATACTACCTACTCTTCAAATGACCATGACAGGTATGCCTATTGATGTTGAACAAAAGAAAAGGAATCTTGAGGTCCTTATAAAAGCTATTGACAGCCTGCATAAGGAGTTCATTGAAAAGTACAATCTTCCTAAGTTCAGGGTAACAGCTTCAAGAGACATTGCTTCATTCCTTGATTCGCACAATGTACCTTATAAATATAAGATTACCCTTACTGGATATGATGGAGAGAAGTTCAAGAACGGAGATGAGACAGACAGAGCTTACATGAAAGCAAAGCAGATTGTTTCTCAGTTTCGTCTTATGAAGGGAAAGCCAGTTGCTTTTGTTCCGAAAGAAATGGTAGAGCGGACAAGCGACCTCCTTTCTGAAGAAGGATTCCTATTTAGTGCTTCTCCGAATGTTGACAAGAAATATTTTGAATCAAAAAGGGAAACTTATCCAGAAGTAGACCTTATTGCTAACTGGAAACTTGCAGAAGGAATTAAGTCAAAGATTCTCGGTGAGAAGTATAACAGGTTCTTATGTGAGAACTTTAAGGGCGAGACTGTAATCAAACCTCAGTTTAAGATTACAGATACAACATCTTTCAGGTATTCTTCTGTTATGCCTAATGGTCAGCAAGTTCCTTCAAAGGGAGGATTTAAGCTCCATGATGCTTTTGGAAAAGAGATAGAATACAGTTTCCCGAAGTTGACTCGGGCCTTGTTCACTGCAAGCAAGGGATGCGTGTTCGGTAAGATTGACTATGGTCAGATTGAGTACCGACTTATTTGTAACATAGCTTGCGGAAAGTCAGGGGAAGAAGTAAGGAGACAGTATGCTGAGAACCCGCACATGGACTTCCATCAGTATGTAGTCGACCTTACGGGCCTGTCACGAAAGTATGCTAAGAACATGAGCTTCGGAGTAAGTTTCGGAATGGGCTTACCTTCCATGGCTGAGAACTTTGGCTGGACTATGGAGAAAGCGGAGGAGATTTCTGAGGCTTACCATGAGCACATGCCTTTCGTAGCCCCTACCCTTGCCCTAGTCGGAGATGTGGCAAAGGAAAGAGGTTACATCAAGACCATATACGGAAGTCATGCACGGTTGCCTGACAAGAAGAAAGCATATACAATGCTTAACCGCTATACACAAGGGTCGGGAGCTGAGTGCCTTAAATTGGCAATCATTACCGCTTACAAGGAGGGAGTATGGGAACAACTCAAAGTGGCAAACACAGTCCATGACGAGCTTAACATGCCTTACCTTGAGCCTACGGAAGAGAAGATGATAGCACTTTACCATATGGCTGAGATTATGCGTACTGCCATGCCGAACCTGAGAGTGCCATTGGAGGCCTCACCTGAGCTTGGTGACAACTGGGCTTCAACGAAAGAAGTCACTGAGTGGATTGAGCTTCGTGACAAGGGAGATGAGGCTTGGCTTAATGCCTCTGACAACCTTAAGAAAGCCGTGAACATCTGTGATAAGCTCTTAAAGGAAGGGAAGGTTTCAACTTAAGGCATAAAGTTATATAATCAGTTAAGAGGTAATTGAAATGACATTTCATAAAGAAGTAGTGAAGACAGCCGTGACTGCCGATGAGATTTCAGAGAGTGTTTTGTCAGAAGGCATTTACGGTTACTTTGCAAATGATGCAGAGTCTCTAAAGAGTGCTGTTACTTTGAACAGGACTTCGGCAAGATGCCTGTATGGCAGGCTTACGAAGATTATGAAGGCTGACAACCGCTCGAGGTTTGTGCTGGACAGGGGAGACTTTATATTTGCACTGTTCTACCCTACTGACAGCTTTCTGAATACTGAAAGATACTGATAAACAACAGGAGGAAAAGATGCAAGTAAGACTTCTTAACAAAGACCCTCTGTATGATTACAGGGAGGCCTGCAAGGTGACACAAGGGGTTGTCTTAGGTCAGGAGAACATGAAAAGGCCTAAGAATGAGGTTGAGTGGTGGATAAAGCAAATTGTGGAAAACCACTCAACAATCAGATGTATTCGTTTCAGAATCTTTGATGAACAGCCAAAGAGTGTCATAATGCAGTTGATTCGTGCGACCAAAGGACACCCACAGCCTTATGTTCAGAGCTCAAGGCCTGACTGGACAGGAAAGGAAAGGTCAAGTGACCCTTATGAACTTAAGATGTACATTCAAGACCACACTGCCGAGAGCTTCATTGAGATGGCAAAGCAGAGGCTGTGCTTGCGTACTGAGACGAACACAAGGAAAGCCATGGCAGACATCGTTGAGATGCTCAGGAACAGTGAAGAGCCTTTCCTACAGGCAGTCGGGTGGTGCTCGTCCCCTGCTTGTGCTTGGCTGGGCAGGAGATGCCCTGAGGTTAAAGGGTGTGGTTTAAGAGTAACAAAGATGGGTCAGGAAGTAATTGACTTTATGCACCAAATGACAGGAGGAAAAGAAAATGATTAACGAAAACTCAGCAAGGGCTCTGCTCAGCGTTCCTACACCTGAGGAGATGAGGAAGAGGGAACAGATGATAGAAGCAACTGAGAAGTACGAAACAGAGTTAAAGGAAAAAGGGTCAGCTCCAGTCTCATCGTCTCAGGAGAGCATAGCAAAGATTATGGATGCAATGAAAGACCTTCTTTTGTACAAGAACAAGATGTATGGTGACTCTGCCTTGAAACCAATAGGCATCTTCACCAAACACATCAGGTCAGTTCCTGTCAATACAGCTTCCATTCTTGTCCACCTTGATGACAAGCTCGGAAGGGTCAGGAGCGCCCCTAACTTGAGAATCAATGATGTCTCGGACATTATCGGTTATTGTACACTCCTGCTCATCAGCATGGGAGCAACTAAAAAAGACATTGAGAAGTTTAAGGACTAAGGAGAATAAAATGTTAGGCTTTAATGAGTATCAGAAAAAAGCACACGAGACTGCTGACTATCCTGAAGGAAAAGTGGTTGACACAAAAGAGGGTGTTGAACATTACATCAATTATCTCTACCCTGCCTTGGGCTTGACTGAGGAAGCGGGAGAGGTTGCAGGAAAGTATGCCAAGGCTGTAAGAGATAATGCGGGTGTTATTGATGAGAAACGAAAGCAGGAAATCGTCAAGGAGCTTGGGGATGTCATTTGGTTTATCTCTGAGCTTTGCACGAACCTCGGGGTATCCTTGAGTGATGTCGCACAGAAGAACCTTGACAAGCTGGCTTCACGGAAAGAAAGAGGGGTTATACATGGAAGCGGAGACAACAGGTAAGCACTCAGGCAGGCCTCTTTCTGACAAGGAATATGCCGAATGGCAGAGAGCTTTCGCTGAGATTGAGGAAATCTCGGATTCCCTTAAAAAGGTTAAGGTGAAGAAAAAATAAGGTAAAAATCGTGTGGCGACACACGATTTTTATTGACAGTGTTTTATACTAGGTATAAAATAGTATTTGTAAGAGAGATGAAGAAGGAGTAAATTATGACATTAGCAGAGTACCAATACGAAGAATACAAGGCAGACATAGACTTAATCGGAATGATGACTAAGCCTGAGGAAGAAGAGCACAAAGAGCAAGCAAGTAATGAACTGGAGGAAGAAGTCGTAATACCTGATAATCTTAGGCATTTACTGGCAAAATGGGAAGCCGCTGTATGTGAAATACGAGCAGAGAATAAAGTCTGTGAAAATAATATGTATATATCACAGCTTTGCGACAAGCTGGAGAACAGTATGGTCGCCTATTCAAAAGGCAATGTAGAGTTCGCTCATTTTAGAATATAAGGGAGGAGTAAGCAATGAATTACTGGTCAGGAGTAATATGTGGTTGCTGTGTCTCAGCAATATTGTTTACAGTGCTGATGCTCACGGTGATTGAGCAGAACAATGCACTGAAACAGCAGGTAGATGAATTAAGAGATGTAGTTCAGGAACACGAAATGATACTCAGCTCAGATTACCTCAGAGGTGCTACTGAATTCTATATGTGGAACAGGGAGGAAGAGAAATGACTAGATTTGCATTTAAGTGTACTAAATGTGGTGCAGTTGAGTACAGTAATACCCTTAGAAGAGTCTCAATGAGGTGCTCAAAGTGTGGAGCCTTTAATATGCTCAGGAGTGCTAAAAATGACAGATGAAGAAGCAAAGACTTCGGTTAAGCCAATTCCTATATGGAAATGGGTTTTACTTCACTTCTGTCCTACTTATATAAGCTATGATACAGAAGGTGATATTGCTTGTGTATTTTTTCAAAGGTTCTTTTCAAGCACATTTACATCATGCGTACAGATTACTTTTGTATCTCAACAGGCAACTTGCTCAGGTCAAGTAAATTAACAAGGAGGCAGAATAATGAATAACTATGTTTATTTGGGATTTGAGCTACGATATTTCAGTTCCCTTGAACAGTTATTAAACAGGAGGTAAAAATGACTAAAGAAGAACTTGAAACAGAAAATGCAGAACTAAAGGCTAAAAAGATACCACAGCTTGAGAAAAAAGTTGCAAGTATTCGTGGCACTCACTCTGTAGATTGTAAGAAACTCAAGGCAAGGACTGAGCAAGTCGAGAGACTGAAAACTGAAAATGCTGAGCTGAGAAATCAGGTCAGCGCCATGTCAAAGGCTTTGGCACTCAATGTACCAGAGTGGCATGATTTACGGAAAGACCAAAATGATTTACCTGACAATAGTCGTTATGTTTGGACTAATGTAGGAGCTGGCTATTACGATGGTGAACTTTGGTGGTGTGATTTTGGTAGACTGCAAAATGTAGTTGCTTGGTGTGAACCGAAGTTCGAGGAGGAAGAAAATGAAGATTAAGAAAATATTAAAACTTTATAAAGAACTTCTTAGGTTAAGACAAGAAGTAAAGACATTGAAATCAGACTCGTACAGAGTGAACCAAAATTATGATTCCTAACATTCATAGTATTGAAGTTTATTACGGACTCAGGGATGTGTCTAGAAGACCTGTAGCAAACTACATACACCAAAGAATGTCTGACCAAATGAGAATCAAATTAGTGGATGATTTATCCAAACAGGGGTACATTCGCAAGGTACAAGATGACGATGTAATGGAGGTAAGCAAATGCAATTAGCTCATGAATGGCACGAGACGGCCAAGGAACTTCCTAGAATAGGGGAAAGGCATGGTCTTATGGCCTTCTCATATGTCGTTGAGGACGAGGAAGGAAACAGGTATCAGTTAGGTTATGGAATAGCAATGAAATGCTATACTTACCCTACAGGTCTTCCTTGTCCTCTCCCTAAGAAGTGGAGATACATAGACTCAAGGCTCTCGGAGAAGACATTGAAAGTCTGAGGAGATAATATGGAAACAGTTTTACTTAATTTGTTTGATTCTGTGTGTAATTGTTTGTTTCAAGCCGTCAGTTACCTTGAGTGTATTCGTAATCATTACAGGTTTTATTGATATAGTCCCGCTGATAAAACGAAATAGGGAATTCAACATATCTTATATCGTCAGCATGACAGGGATAGTAATCGGTGTATATCATATCTGTACTCTGTAAGAAGCAACAAAGGAGATAATATGAGTATAACTACAGAAGAGCTAAGAAAGCTGGATTTCTCTGACTGCAAGGATGAACAGCAGTTCAAGATGAAGTACATCAGGGAAGTCCTGAAGCCACAGTTCTCAAGGGTTTTCTGCATTGAGACGGAGGAGACAGTAAGGGGCTTTCCTGATGCCATGTGCTTCCTTCTTGGTACACCTCCCTTTCAGCCTTGTGCTTATTTCTATGAGTTCAAGTATTCTAATGCTCAAGGAAAGATTAAGTTTCAGCCGACACAGCCGTCTTTCTACAAGGCAAATGATGAGGTCATGCACATTACAATTATTGCCTACAACAAGAAGACAAATAAGGTGCATGAGTTCCCTGCAAGCTGTCTTTTTGATAAAGACATTCATTATCACATGAACGAAAAGGCTGAGGTTCAGCTGTAAGGAGGAAGATATGCGTTGTCTTATAGTAAGCCTAGAAAGCTTTCAGAAAGGCGAGATACCCGAGGAGGTGAAGAAATATATTCTTGCAAACAAGGGTGACATATTCACGATTCTTGATGAAAGCTCAAAGATAAAGACAAACAATCCATGCAAGGAATCAAAGAAGAGCAAGCGGACACAGGCTATATTGAGGCTGAACAAGTTCGGACAGAGGTGCATACTCACAGGAACTTTCATGTCAAAGTCTCCTGTCAATGCTTATGACCAGATGAACTTTCTTTCTCCTGACTTCTTCTCTGAGTCCATATATGCCTTTGCTGAGCACTATGAAGTCCGAAGGTCACTTCCCTCTGTTCGCGGAGCGAGAATCACAATCACCCAGAAGGACTATGAGACAATCAGAAAACGCTTAGTACGATGCAAGGATAATCCAGCTTCCCTTGCTGGCGTTATGGACTCAATCCACTCATTCTATGGTATCAGTGCTGAGGACTGTATACACATACTTAAGCATGAGGAGTACACCCCGAACAAGAACATGGATGAGCTTTGGAAGAGAATCGGAGACACTTGTCTTAAGGTAGACCGAAAGACTTCTACTGACCTTCCTCCAAAGGTCTATAAGACTTACAGCGTTCAGCTGACGGCAGAGCAGAAGAAGCTTTACTTACAGCTTCAGAACCAGTATTGTACTGACCATATTACGGTAGACAACGGCCTTAAGCTTTACCTCCGCTTTCAGGATGTCTGCAACGGCTATGAGCCTATTGACCATGGAGACACCATAGACGAGAATGGAAAGGTAAGGCACAATGTTGAGCTTAAGCCACTTTCCGTGAATCCGAAGCTTGACATGCTTGAGGAAGTCCTTGACGACATCGGAGATAAGCAGGTCGTAATCTGGTGCAGTCGCTCGAAGCTTCTTTATGATGCTGAGGAGCGTATGCGTTCCCTTGGCTACACTACGGCAGTCTATGATGGAAAGGTAGACAAGAAGCTTCGTGAGAGCGGATATGAAGGGTTCTCAGAGGGAAAGATTCAACTCATATTCGTCAATCAGGCCTCTGGAGCTTACGGACTTGATGGTCTCAAGGAAGCTGACTATGCTGTTTACCTCTGCAACTCGTACTCCGTGGAGCAGAGGGCTCAGAGCGAGAATCGTGTGTACAGGGGAGTGATTACCAGAAGCAAGTACATCATTGACCTCACTTGCACTGGAACTTGCGAGGACAGGGTTACTGAGGCTTTGAAGCAGGGAAAGGAGCTTCTAGACATGGGAACTACTGACACTGAGCTGTTCAAGTATTATGGAGAATAGCAAACAGGGATTGACATTTTATACTAAGTATAATATACTTAGTATTGTAAGGAGGTTGTACATGATTTTATGCTTGTGTTTAATCTTATATATAATCGGGTGCTGCCTTGAAGCCTCAGGAAGTGACTGGGAACAGTCTGAGAGGAACAAGGAAAGGAGGCACAGGGAGCTTATGGAAGCACAGAGAAAACGGAAAACCATAACAAGACGGAGGGTTCTTCGGGATGAGAAAGGAAGATTCGTTGCCGAGGAAATCAGCGTGGAAGGAGACATAGATGGCTGAGAAAAAATTGTGGGCACATCAAGCTTATGCCATTGACAAGTATAAGGACAGGCCTTATTTCGGACTTCTCTTCGACATGGGCATGGGCAAGACACTGACTGCTACACGGATAGCTGAGGAGAAAGAGAAGCCTGTCCTGATAATTGCTCCTAATGCACTCTGCAAGCAGTGGAAGGGTGAGCTTACTGACAAAAGCGATGAGAGGATAACTACAAAAGACTGGGAGGTAGTTATGTGCACTTCTAAGACCAAGAACACGGTTAAATTTAAAAAAGCTCTTTCTGAGCTTTGTGGAGAATAACATGGCACTTGAAGAAAAGATTTCAGAGCATTTGGGGAAACCCTATGTCTACTTGAAAGACCAGAAGAAGTTCCTCTGCTCCAATGGAGTTATATTTACTTTAGAAGAGTATAAGAACGGAATCGACATCAACAAAGAATATGAGCGCAGGGCAAAGGAGGACGAGCTTTATGACTACAGTTATGCTAAGAATACAGGACTTCTTAGAAAAAAGAAGAATGAGAGAAAGGATGAAGAAATTCCTGAGATAATCATGCAAAATGCTGTTATATCCGAAAATACCAGTGACAAGCACAACTTCACTGAAAGTACAGAAACTAACAGCGAAGCACTTAATAGATTTTGGAACAGCAAAATCAGTTACCCTTTCGGATGGAACGAAAATAACACGAACAGACAAGAAGAAAAGCAAGGGAACACTGTCCTTATCATTGTAACTCTGCTCAGTCTCACCTCACTCATAAGCGGGTACATCTCGACACTGCATACGGCTATATACCTTTATGACTATGTCGATGTGTTTTCCTCTTGGCTTATGAGCACTTCTGTCACGACTTACAATGCCACGGCTTTTGAGGTTGCAGTCATATTCAAGGGCAAGAAACGGTTTGGGCTTACATTCGTGTTCATCATGCTGTGGAGCATGGTCACTTTGTTCTCAATGGCAACGACCATATCTGTCTTCTATGGCAGGTTCAACTTTACTGAGACACAGCTCGCTGAGGAGAACAAGCAGTCTGACTCAAACCGACTGTCTCTTGAATTACTTCGTACTAAAGAAAAGGACTTAAGGGAGTCAATCTCCTTTAAGAAGCAGGACATTCAGTACAGGCAAGAGCATGATTATGCAACGACAGCAGTACGGACTGAACTTAACGGCTTACAAAAAGAGCTGCAGGAAAACCTCTCAGAGCAGGAGAGGCTCTTGAAGGAAACACCCGAGGCAGTACAAACAGAGGTCAAGCGGAAAGAGAGCCTCTTTGGTTTCCTTGGCCGTCTACTTCACATCGATGGTGGCGTGCTTGAGTTCATAATGTCGACACTGTCGGCTGTATTCGTGAACCTCATTAGTCCACTCTCACTTACAGCAGTCACTGAACTTTTGAAAAAGAAAGCTTGACAAAATAAAACAAACTTAGTATAGTTATAAGTAATAGGAGTGAAGCATGAGAACTATACAGAATATGAATGAAATCACCATGAAGGTAAGAGAGAATGAGCTCATTGAGGGCAAATGGCTCAACTACAAGCTTCTCTCGAAGAAACTCGGAGAGATTGAAAACGAGAAAAACCTTGGCTACAAAAGCCTCAGAAACCACCTGTACAATTCCACTGCCTGTGGTAAGTACAATATCAAGGAAATAGTAGGGCTTAAGTGCATTGATGTCGATGACCCGATGAAATCAACAGCTTCCCTTGTACTGACATTTGAGAGGGTTTAGTATGTGGAATAAGATTATAAAGCTATTCATTTACCTTGGCATAAACATTCTGTTCTTCTTACAGCTGTTCTTGCTCAGTATCTTCCTCACGAGTCCGTTGGTCAGTGTAACAATGCTTGTACTTAACAGTCTCTGTAAGTCTAAGATATACATACTGATTTGGGTTGCACTGAGCACGGTCTTAGCCATTATGCTCTGTGTAAGGGTACTCTGGAAAGTACGTAAGATGAATGGTAAATAAAGAAAGGGAGCTTTAAGCTCCCTTTTTCATAGTATTATGAATACTATCATGAGGACAGCAAATATGACAGAGGATGTCCCAGTCACGGTTACGGCTTTCTCAAGCCTCTCCTGCCTCTCCTCGGCTTCTTGCAACTGCTCTTCGTAAGATGTCCTCTGCTCGTTGTAATCGTTCTTCACATCGTTCAACTGAGCCTCGACACTGCTCAATTCCTGTCTGGACTCTTGTATTGCACTCTGTATCTCCGAGGCTTCCTCGTCTGTCAGAATTACCTCTGCGGAGCAGGTAAAGCAGGACGGTGAGAAGCACGACAGAGAGGACAGCGCCAACAATACTAAAAGCAGTCTTAATCTTTTCGAGCACAATTTATCCTCCTGTAATTACCCTTCCTTAGAGAACTTGCCAGTAGCAATCAGTCCTGCTCCCATTGACACAACCCATTGGAAGTTTGGCTTGCCGAGGAAAAATCCTACGAGGCCTGCGATAATAATTGCAAACCCGAGCACTTTGGTTAGGTCACAATCCCAATCCCTGTCAGTGAACAGGGAAGTAAACCAGTTTTTCTTTTTGTTTTCTGTTTCTGTTGTCTCTTTGTTTTCTGTTTCTGTTGTTTCTTCCATTTTTAATTTCCTGATGCTTTTATCCATAAGGCGATTATTTCGGGCAGTTTCCCCAAGAACATACCACCCAAGCCAGTTGCTATGAAAGCAAGAATTACCTTGTACCGCTTGGCATACTTAGATTCCTCAGCATGCTTCAGCGTATCAACATCACCGACAAGGTTGTTCTGCACGGTCTGCAAGTTGCTTGCCTTGGCCATGAACTTAGTCTCCAAGTCGGTGATAGCCTTGCTACATTCAGCCAAGTCACGCTTGTAATCGGCACGAACATCCTGAATCTCATGCAAAATCATCTCACGCTCTGTACGCTGGGCCTCCTTGAAGTTGACCATATCGGTCTTTATAGAAGATACATCTTCCTTGATGCCCATGAGAAGCTCAATTATGTTAACTTTGCTTGTTGACTCAGGCATATCCTTTTCCATTACTCAGCTACGAACACAGCAGTATAGACTCTTGTGCTCTCTCCCTCTGCGGGTGGTGTGACAGTAGTCTGCAACAGCTCGTTGGTTGATACAGACTCTCCGTTGACTTCCCAATGGTCAAATGTAAATCCGTCCTTTGCCACGGCAAGGAACTCAGCCTCAGCATTGGCCTCAGTCTCTCCGCTTGTCGGGAAAGCGATACAACCGGCAGAAGAAGCCTCGGAAGGCTCTACGGCAGAAGTCCAAGCAACATCTGACAGCTTGAATGTTGCGGTGAACACGGCAGTGTCAAGACCGTCAGAAAGTTCAGGCATAGTGTAGTTAAGTGTTGCCTCAGAGCTGATTTCAGTTCCGTTGAGCTTCCAAGAAACGAACTCATAGTTTCGGGCAGGGATAGCCTTGAGCTGAATCATGTCACCTACATGAATTTTACCTGTTGCTGGGGTTGCGATTGAGCCTCCTCCGTTCTCTGCCACTACGGCATTGAAGAGGATTTCAGTAGGCTCGTCCTCAACAAGTGTCCTGATGTTTTTCTTGACAAGGAAAGTCTGTGTAACAGATGATTCTGTCTCAGGAGTTTCCATGTTCTCAAGAGCCTGCACAAGGTTAAGTGCATTGATGTCCTCGATGCTTCCGTTCTCGTGCGTAATTCTGTAAGCGTTGAATACTTTAGCCTGCATATTTTTCTCCTTATCTGTTTACATTCCCCAGTCGGTCAGCCCAAGCCTCCCATGGCTGTGAATAGTAATCAAACTTAACGAACCTGTTCAATACATTTCCTATGACGGACGGAAGTCCTATCACAAAAAGATAAAGCCAGCCAAGATAAACCGACTGCTTCTGATGTCCTTTCTCATGCCTTACTGCCTTGGTCGTAACCACCCTGTCACAGTCAAACAGAATATAGTTCCCGAGGCTCGTGCCCCTGTTACAGAGGTATTTCACTGTGTAGTATTTTGCATAACCACAAATAACGTGCTCAATCTTGCTCTTACAGTTCACGAGCAGAATGGCAAGTGCAAGGAGGTTCTGTGGTAACTGCCACAGGAACAGAAGGACGGCCTTAATTTTCATAGTACCACCTCATTGACTCTAATTTTCCGTACCTGACGGTATTCGATTTACCGAGGGAATCAAAAGTTACTTCCTTGGATTTGCTGAGCACAACGAAGTGTCCGTACTTATATACGAAACGGCCAAACACGAAAGCAACATTGTCAGGGATAAACTCGTCAGCCCCATGGTGTTTTCCATCGTAAGAAACATTAAGATTGAACAGTGAGGCAAGGGCATTGTGGTTCTGAATCTCAGCCTCACCTATGTCATCATAGTCTCCGTCACCGTTGATGTCACCTGAGATTATTCCCTTTCCCTCTGCAATATGCCATATATTGTTAAGCTCAGCCCTTCCGCTCTCTCCCTCGAATACTTTGGGAGAGGCTTGAGCAAAGCACAGGAACAGACAGCCATAGTCGTTTATTACTTTCAAGAGTCCTTTGTCTGTCTGCAAGATACCTTTGAGCATAAATAAAAGCCCCCTTAACGACATTATAGGTCATAAGGGGGCTTTATGCAAGTTGTCAAGCAGTATTTGACAGCTTAGCTATTTCTTAACTGTAGCAAGAACTTCCTTAGGGGTAGGGAAATCAACGATAGCAGGGCTTGCTCCGAGGGGTCGGAAGTAGGGCTGTGAGTTCATCACATTCTTCGCACAGATGTTCTTGTTACAGCTGTAGCCGAAGTGCTCGGGTCGTGTCTCTCCCCAAATGACCGTGACATCCTTACAGACACCTGTGGCAAGATGCTGTAGTGAGGAGTCTGTGCATACAACTTTGTCAGCATGTTTGCAAAGCTCGTGGAACACAAGATAAGGAGCCTGAACTTTGTCAGCTCCGTTGTAACTCGGCTCATTCGGAAGGGCGAAGTGAAGGATTCTGTGCTGTGGGTATTCCTTGTGCAAGAGGTCAATAAGCTCCTGCCCCTTGTAGTAGTTCCGTTTCAATCCCTCATTGTGGTCAGAGTAGGGAACAGGGTTTCCCTTGTCGTCAAACTGAGGCATGAGTGGTGATTGTCCGCCACAGAACTGAACCAAGATGAATTTCTGGCCGTTGAGCTGTCGGAGAAGCTCGTTTACCTGCAAAGAAACATTCGGAAGCTCATCATACCGCTCAATGCAAGGAACCATGTCCATCGCTTTCTCTGACAGCTTGATACCAAGCTCCTCAGCCCAAGCATCAAAAAGGTGAACCTGCTTCTTGATGAACTTCTGGTTCGTGTAAGGCTCTTTCCAAAGCACATCACAATCATCGTCAAGGCACAACTGCTGGTACAGCATCGCAACCTGACCTATAGGGAAAGCATCAGTTACATAAGGACAAGCTTTGAAAACATCGAAATAAGGTGAGAGGACATAAATCTTCTCATATTTCTTTGAGAGTTCTTTCAAGATTGCCGTGAACATGACATTCTTTCCTAGTCCTCCCTCAACCGTAACTACACATTTCTTTGCCATTCTTTTCCTCCTGAATTGCATTAGTTAAGCTCAGTATATAATACCGAGCATAACTTGTCAATTAGGCGATTGTAGTAAGTGTTGTACAGTGACACCAGTAAAGCTTGTTATTGCAAGTGAACAGGTAGTTATTACACTCGGAGCCAACATCCTTGCTTCCAATAGCAAAGTCAAAACTACATTTTGCACACAGATTAGCACCAACTATTGTTTGATACCTCACATCTGAAGAAGAAGGCCCACTAGAATCACCTATGATTGTATTGTGACTACCAGTAGCAATATCTAGACCACTGTTCCAACCTATGAATACATTGTTAGAACCAGTGGTATTTTGTGGGCCACTGTTCCAACCTATGAATACATTGTATGAACTACCAAGATTGCATTTTCCACTGCACATACCAATGAAAGTATTTCTGCTACCTAAGTTAGCGAGCCCACTATAATTACCTATGAAGGTGTTACCATCACCTGTAATGTTAGCCCCACCGCTACTTCTGCCAATGAATGTGTTAGATGCGCCTGTAGTGTTATTACAGCCACTGCACACACCAATGAATGTATTTTCACAACCACTTTGGTTCCTACACCCAGCTAATTGTCCTATGAATGTATTATAGTTACCCGTAGAATTGCCAGAGCCAGCTAATTGCCCTACGAATGTATTATAGCTACCTATAGAGTTGCCAGAGCCAGCTAATTGCCCTACGAATGTATTATAGCTACCCGTAGTGTTAAAACGCCCACTACAATAACCTATGAAGGTGTCGGAAAAGCCAGTCGTGGTTGCCATACCACTCCTACTACCTACGAAGGTATTCCTGTTACCAGTGGTATTACAGTAACCACTGTAAGCACCAATAAATACACTTGCATCAACTCTGTTACAAATACCAGCCTTGCTTCCGATGATAACTGTTTCTATAACTGTACAGTTACAGCTCTCGCACATTGCGTTCTTTCCGATAACGACATTGTCTGAGGAATTACCTGCAATCGCCTGAGCCGTGTTGTTTCCAATCAAGACATTGTTACAGCCTGTCGTGATAGCCCAGCCAGCGTTGATACCAAGACCGAAGTTCTCACAGCCTGTGGTAAGGCCACAGAGTGCCCTGGCTCCAATGGCCGTGTTGTAGAGGCCTGTCGTAAGACTGGCGAGAGCACTCGCCCCGATAGCGGTGTGGTCAGAGCCTGTGGTAGAGTTCCTGAGTGCATTGTAGCCGATTGCAGTCACATTGCTTCCTGTTGTGACAAGACAGCCAGCGTTCATTCCGATAGCCGTGTTCTGTGAGCCACTGTTAAGATAGCGTAGAGTATTCGGGCCTATAGCTGTATTGTAGGCTGAGTTAGAGTTAGATGCTCCATAAAGGGCATAGATTCCAATGGCAATGTTGTAGTCACCGTAGTGACTTGCTCCTGCCTGAGTTCCGATTGAGACACCGTAGTTTCCGAGTGCACGGGCAGTATAGCCGATTGCGACTGACTGCACATAGCTTTGGGCATAGGAGTTAGCGTTCTCTCCGATTGACACTGACTTTGTTCCAGCTGTTGCAGAAGAGCCGATTGCCACGGAACAACTGCAAATTGCATCGGCTGACTTGCCGATTGCCACAGCGTTTATTCCAGCCTTCACAGAAGGGCCGATTGCCACGGAGCAGAGACAGCTTCCGTTGGCTGACTTGCCGATTGCCACGGCTTGTGTTCCAGCAGAAGAGCCTGCCCCTGCCTTGAAGTTGTCATCAACACAGACCGCATACTGGCTTCCGCCACTGATATTGACCCAGTCAGTGCCATTGTACATGATTCGGTTGTTCACGAGGTAATGAACATATCCTGATACAGCGGTGGCAGAGCCTGTTCCTGTGGCAGAGTCAAACCAGCCCTCAGTGGTTACGATATATGTGTCACCAATATCTCCTGTTCCGCTTATGAGGCTTCCTGTAGCTCCGTCACTGCCAGTCCAAGTGTTTGTGGATGCGTTCCAAGTTCCTTTCAGCTCCAGTGCTGACTCAGGAAGCTGTGAGTACGGAATACGGCCATTCTCGTCAAGGGTGGCAATGCCATTGCTGGCTCCGAGGGAAACCTTGAAAGATGATATGAGTGCCTTGAGATTGTCATGTACCTTGTTGAGGTTGTAAGAGCCTCGTGCAAGGAAATGATTCATCAACATTCGTGTGATGGAAGAAGCCTGTGCCCTCCACCCCTTGTCGATAATCGTCTGGTTCACTTTCATTACTGTGGCAGTGCCACTCGGTATGTTGTTGTCTCGCTCTGGGTCATAGTCATCCACACCCTGCTGTATCTCCGAGCTGTTGTATGCTTCCTCAGTATAGGCGAACCTTGCAACCTTATTGTCAGCAAGGCCAGTCTCACTTTCAAGCAATGTCGTCAAATCGTCATTGAGTGCCATTTGTCTTCTCCTTTTAATTCTGTATTAAAATATATTGCTTAAATTTCATTTGAGCAAGGTATTCAAGAAGGAACAGTCTCTGCTCTTTGTTCTCAATGTCAGTCTCTGCATTGTAATTATAGTGAATGAGGTAATGGTTCCCGCTGTTCGCAACGGAGAAGTCTGTGATTAAGACAAGCCTGGAAGGACACAGAATCTCGACAATCCTCAGGAATGATGCAAACGAAGCTCCGTTGTACCTAATCCACTGCAAGGCCTTGTACAGCGACAGGTAAAGCTGTGGGTTTATGCTCTGATAGCTCAGCTGTGTTCCCTCTGAAAGGAAAAGGAATGTGTCACCATAATACTCAGAATAAGCCACTCCCTCAGGTGGAGACGATAGTATTGCGGAAGACTTTACATTTCCCTCCTCGTCAAACACATCCTGATTCTCGGAAGAGATGTATCCTGTGGCAGGCTCGGTTCCGACAAGAGAGGAGCGAAGGTTTTCCGTTGCGAGCGTATTTATGTCAGGCAGTTCGGAAGAATCAGACAAATGCTCGAACCGGAAGATTTCTGCCTCCGTATCATAAAGACCACGCTCACTTCTTTCTGCACCGTCTGAGATGTGGGATTCAGAGAGCCTTGCTGAGTTTCTTCTTTCAGGGCTTTCCTGCCTTGGTAGAAAGACGGAGGCAAATTTCCCTATATTGCTTAAGATTGCAGAGTCAAGCTCCTCGTTAAACTGCATTTTCTTGAACGAAAGGAGGAAGTCAGAAATCTCTTTTGTAGCAGAATTCACGCTGTCATTGAGTGCGTTTATGTAATATCCATTAAGCTCACCTCTAAGCCATCTGAAAAAGAGCTTGCTCATTTTAGTCTCCCAAAACCGTGAATACTATGTCAGAGCTTGAGATGTTCGGAACTCTTGATACTGGCACTTCAATGTATGAGACCTCAGCTCCGTCCTCTGTAAGGTTTACATCGAAAATAGTAAGACCAAGGACATTGATTGAATCAAGAACAGCATAAATATCGCTCTCCCTGATGTAATCGGTAGAGTGCACTTGCGTGACAAAAGCTGAGAGAAGAGCAGAACTCATAGCACTCTGCACGGCACTGTTTGTCGTGTACTTCAAGTCAACCTTGTATTTTATCTCAACCCCGAAATCTTTCTTCTTGAAAGGAATGATGTAATAGCTCTGGCTTCCGCTCAAAAGAACTTCGCTCTCGTATGTCAGCTCAACACTATCCTCTGTCTGAACAGTCGGGCATATAAGCTTTCCCGCTATCTTCGAGGCAATCTCATTCTTAGGCTCACCTGAATAAAATATTACTGCATAATACGGTGGAACGGTGACTCCGTCATAAGTAACTGCACTGACCGTGTTGTTGAATCGTACCTTGCAGTCAAAAAGATAAGGGAGATTCTTAAGCGTGTTCTCAAGCTCGACCATTGAATCCTGTCCATTATAACCCTCAAGAATCCTTTTCCTGAACTCAAGGTCTGTCTCGGCTGTAGTTCCGAGAAGGTTCGAGTTATCAGAGCAGGAGAATATCAGGTCATCAGGAATGACCATATCAGACTCAACTGAAATGTCAGACTGCTCAGTGACAGGGTATTCACCGATGCTGTCCGACATGGCGATGAAAGTGACTGAGCCTTGAGCCTCTATCACAGTGTCTTGGAGCACATCAAACGCAAACGAGACATCATCACTCTGCTCATAAGTGTAAGTTCCAGCAAGAAGAATTACGCTGTCAGTTTCGTTCGTATTCGTTACCTTGATGTACAAACCAGAGTCCGAGCCTTGAAGCCTCTCCGTTCCGACAAGGGAAGACACGCTGTCCAAATCCTCGACACTGCAATTCTCTGGGTCAAACTTGTTGCTCAGCGTGACACAGACATTGTTGATGATTTCATAACCCTTTGAGATGGCCTTAAGTATAAGGTAGATAATGTTGGTGTTCGTCCTTGCGATTGTTCTAGGAGAAATGAGTGTGTCAAAGTAATCGCACATGCTCGTGAGTATGGTATCAAAAGTTTTAAGTTCCATTTAAGCCACCGCCTGTAATGTATATTGAAGCCTTGAAGTACCGTCAGCATCCGTAACGGTGTCAAACACAACCACGACATCAAGCGTGACTTCTGCAACGGCTTCCCTTATATCTTCCATGAGCTGAATTATGTTTATCTCACCTAAAATGACCTCACTCCAGCGGACACCGACATCAAGGGCAAGAGGGTCAAGGCCTCTCTGCCAGATTGTAGCAAGAGAGCAAGCCTGCTCAATGATGTCTTTCTCATCCTCAAGAAGCATACATCCCTCAAGGATTTCATGACCATCTTCTGCTACAGACAGTTCAGGCTCAATGTCTATTATGTTCGGAACATAATAGTACTCACTTCCTTGAGGTTGCTTTACTTCTTCCTTGGTGTAGACTTTCAAATCCATAAATGAAAGTATAATTTGTTTTGTATAAACCGTCAAGAAATACTGCCGACACCGCTGGAGCCTAAGAGGTCTTCCTGTCCGTCCGTATTTATTATCCCTGTCTTGTACAGCGTATCTACCTCTGAGGCAAGAGCTTTGGCAAACTCTGTGTTTCCATCAAAACCATCCTCTTCCCTTGAATCCCACATAGTGCTGAAAGTTTCCTTAAGCTTTGAGACAAGGGCTGTTGTAGTCACCGTAATTGTTCCCTTGGCATTTCCGTTCAGTGTCGAAGTGCTTCCTGATGGTGTTGTGACGGTGCCCTTGACATCTGTGCTAACCTCACCCTCGTCTGCCATAAGCTGTATGGCTTCTCCTATCTTCTCAGCAAGGTAGCCCGAGCCGTCGAATTCCTCGTCCTCAGCATGTTTCTTCATGTATGTACATGCGTCAAGAATCGTCTTGGCACAACCTTCCCAGCTTTCAGTGTCAGAGGAGTCACACCCTGATTCTACCGTAAGCTTTCCGCTCCCGCTCCCTGCATAAGTTCCTGCCAAGACTGTTCCTGCATCAACCGTGCTTACAACTCCGCCTGAGACATATGAAACTACAGCCTCAGATATTCCTTTTGCAAAGTATGAATCAGTGGCATTGTCTACTTCAAGCATGTCAGTGAAAACAGCAGAAAGGTCAGATTGAAGTGAAGTTTTATCAAGAGCCATTCTTATTCCTCGCTTCCTGCCTCAAGCAGTTGCTCAGCTTGGTTCGTGAGCCAGTTTCCCAAGGCGGTGACTGTATCAGGAGAAACGGACTGAGTTGATGGAGAGCCTACTGTCTTGAGCTTAGCCAAGACATTCTTTAGCTCCGTAAGGACAGTCAGCAGGTCTGTCTGCTCATTCTTGAGGACAAACTTACCACTTGTGCTTACGGAGATATTACCGTCCGAGCCTATGACCATTGTGACACTAGGGTTCTTGACCATGACCTTTCCGTCCGTTCCGACAGTAAGCTGTAAGTTGTTTGTCTCATTCTCACTGTCATAGGCAAGGTTCAGGGAGACATTTCCTTCGTCAAGTACAATGGTGTTCTTGTGTATTCCTTCCTGAACCTGATTCTCCAAGACAGCTATTCCTGTAAACAGGCTGTAACCATGGGAGTTCCCTGCTAATAAAGCTCCGTCATTGTCCTTGAGGAACATCTTGTTTGAGTAGTTCATGGGTGAGTACACACGAACCTTGTCTCCTACCTGAGGAATCACCTTTATGGCAAATGACTGTGAGGCCATGGAGACAAGGACACAGTCAACCTCAAAGAACTCGTCCTCACTGCCAATAACGGAAGGAATGACTCTTACTATTCCGTCAGCCACGACCTTCGTAATCACTCCGAAATAGGTAAAGGGTGTCCTTGAGATAATCCTCCTCATGGCATCTGCCTCAGTGACTGAGAGGGAGCTGAGCAAATCTTCCTGTGCCGTCATTTAACCTTCTCCTTTTATAACAGTGCAAACCATCTGCACATCATTTACCTTCTCGACCGTAGCAAAAGACACGCTCTGCCACAGCATCATAAAATACTGGTCTTTAGCCGTGTAGTCGGCATAATAGCCAGTCACCCCACCCAGTGCATACCTTGAGCGGAACATTATGGACTCGAAAGGACTCAGGAACCAGAAGAAAGGGCATACAATCGTCGTGAGAGCATCCGAGGTAATGTTGTACACGGCAGGTATTTTCTTTCGTACGAAAGAACTTGCCTTAGCTTTCTTCTCAGAAAGGTTTTTCAAGGTTGCTTTTGTCGGAACTCCTACACTTTTCATGGAAGCATGTATGTAAGCTGAAAGCTCAGCGAATGTATACTTCTCAAGTCCCATGTCCTTGTAGTTCATGGCATTTCCGTCACTGTCTGCCTCGGCTCCTGTGGGGTCTCGGTCATAGACATACCAGTTTGTTTTCTCAAGCCCAAGGCTTTCTGGGCTTTCGGCCTCAAGGGCAGTGCAGAGCATATAGTCACCATTAGTACAAGGGAATACCCTTATTTCTTGCGGAAGCCTTGAAGCAAGCTCATTGAGACAAGCCATCGGTGTCTTTCCGCTTAAGGCCATTCCAAAATAAGAAGACTGCTCGCTCTTTTCACCAGAGCCGTCATACAGCACCTCCTTTCCGCTGAACTTGTAATGCTTCTGTATGCCCTCAGATATGTAGACACGCACTCCATACTGTTTTGCCGTGTCATAGTCCATGAGTCCGTTTTTGTCGGTTTTTACGGACTCAATGAGGCTTTTCTGCTTCGTCTTGTCAATAAAGCTTATGGACTGTCGCAAGAACCTTCTCGTAACATTGTTGAACAGGTAATGCTGGAAGCTCTTGAACTCACTTACCCCCTTACTGTAAAGCATAACACCATAATCTTCCGTAGTGCTCACAATACTCCCTGACATCTTTTCAAGCGTGGTCTTCACGCTCTCGTTATAGCAAGAGCCGACATATCCGTGTATGTGAAGTGTGTAGTCAGGTGGAAGGTTGTCTGTCTGCACATACTGAACATTGCAGAAAATCGTCTGTATGTCAACATCGGGAGCTTCCATTGAGAAGTATTGCTTGGCCGTAGGAACTCCATATTTCTGCTTGCTGTACACTTCATTCCACTGTCCGAAATATCCCATCTGTACCTCGACACAGTTAAGGGGGAAATCAGACTGTGAGAATTGCATCAGTGTTCTTCCATCTGAGGAAAGTATGAAGAAGTTCTGTATGAATATGTCAATCGTAATGGCCGTATTACCACTTACCTGTTTGTACTGAACCTTTATTGATGGCTTGAAACGACATCTCCTTATGATTGCCTTTCTGTCAGCAGAAGCCACAGCCACATTTGTCATTCGGTTTCCTATGTAGTCTTCTATGTAAGTCTCATAGTCGCTACGCAGGACAAACTCGGACTGCTCCGAGGGTGTCTTGCCACAGATAAGGCGGAGGTTTATTACCCTGTCGAAAAGGTCAGTTTTCTTGAACTGCAAATCAGTCCTGTTTTTCCAGCTGACTATTCCTGTAGCATTAAGCTCACTCATCTTCACTGACCTCTATAGTACATTTTGAAAAGTTCTCACCTGTAAGGACTTGACCTAACAGCTCCTCATAGTCTGACAGCAGTGAAATACTTCCCTTGCTCATACCTATCACTGACGGAATGACCGTGACATTCTCCTCCGCATCAGTAAGTTGTAGCTGAATATTGTTTATGACTACATCACCTTCATCAGAGGCAACGGCTTCGTCAAGCTTGCACAAGGCAAGTATGCTTCCATCAGGAAGCTCAGTCTGGAAAAAATCATTCTCAAACTCAATAAGGCTTAAATCAATGGTCATATCATCCCTCACCCTTATTCGCAAGCTCCTCGCTTGCTCCCTTTGCTGTCTCGCTTATATATTTTGAGAGCAGTGAGCTTCCTTTAGGGGTGTCACTCACCTCGCTCTTGGTCAGTCCAACATTAAGTATAGGTACTTCCTGTATCGTGATACTGCCCTCATAGTACCCCTCAAGCTCTCCGCTCTTCTCGAGCTCCTTGCTCTTGAGTATTACATACTTGAACTTCCATCCATTCCAGACTTTCAGCTTGAGGATTCCACGGTTATTTCTCATGGCATCAAGCGATGTCTTGTTAAGCTCATTCTGTGCAAGCATGAGGTTTGAAATACTTGACACGGACAAATCAACGGAAAGAGCCGTAAATATAGCCCTCATTACCGTAATTGCAGTGGAAAGTGTTCTTCCGAGAGCAGAAATCAAGTTTGTGACTGTACTGGCTGTGTCAGTTCCCTCCTTAGTTGTGACAAAGGAGAGCGTATGAGCAAGCGTATCAGGGTCAAGCTGGAACTGCTCGAAGTAAGTGTCTGGTTGGAACGGAACTAAAACATCAAGCTTGTAGACCCTTGGCTGTATGATGTTGTTGTCGGCCACTACATTCATTACGGCTCCGTTGACTGACTGCGTAGCCGTGACTGACTGAGCATTGTAGAACATCATTGGCTTTGAGCTTATCTCACTGTCATCTATTTCTTGCCACTTCTTCACGAAAAAGAAGCTTATCGGAAGTGAGGTTTCCTCATATTCATTGAAGCTCCAGTTCGGGTCATACAAGAATGTAATGTTGTCTATCATCCTCGCTACGCTTGCAGTGTACCTTATGCCTGTAATGAACCGCAGTAAATCCTTACCTTTTCCTGCTCCACTGTAAAGCAGTAGTGAAGCTATATTGCTTGCCATCTTTTACTCCTTAACGGTTATTCACATTTAAGCTGAAATCTATTTTATCCGTGAGGGTAGGTGTAGTCAAACGACTGCCTGCTGATACAGTGAACCCGTCACGCTTTGCCTCATTGTTTACGGTAACATCTATCTTCAACTTGCCCTCGTCCAAAGAACGCAAGCGGATATTCTGGTTGGTATTTTCCATGTTCCAGCCCTTGTCCTTGGCTTTTCTTATCGCATCTTCCATAAGGTTAGGAAGAGCACCTCCTTCCGAGGCAGAGATAAGGGCGGAAACATACTGCTCAAGTTGCTTTCTCTTTTTGTAATCCAAGCTCTTCTGATAAGGAGCCAGCTTGCCCTCATCATTCCATTTGATTCCTGTTACCCTTTGATAGGCATCCGTGCCTGGCATACCTGTAATAATGGAATTGAGCTTGGCAAAATCGGATTCAGTCAAGGTATACCCGAAGCCTTTAAGGTACGAGTGGATGTTTTGTATTGCCTCATCTGCGCTTTTTGGAGCAACTCCTTCTTTGGAGTTTATTCCAACATAGTGACCAGTCTGTCTTGCCAAATAGGTCGTAAACATATCGAGAGCCTGCCTCATATTCAAGTCTCTTTTCTCAGCTATTTTCTTAGTCGGAGCTTCCTGAATATATGATAAGACCTCATTGAAATCCTCAAACAAGTCAGGCTCTGACATCAAAGGTTTGTAACCCTTGTCACTGCTGAGTGCATACTGATGAGCTTCCCAAGGTGTAGAATTTCCTTTAAACATCTTTATAAGAGGGTCTTCAGAGGCACGCACGGCCATACCTGCCTGAGTGTAATCAGTATAATTATACTTTATCTCGTCGAGAGGCTTTTTGCTCTGTTTCTCAAGCTCCTCGTAGCTTTCTGATGCTATCTTGTATGCACCGAGCATAGCAAGCACTTCTTCAGAGGAAAGGATATTCCTTAACGGAGCATAGGCACTAGAGCCTTGAAGCTTTGCCATAAGCAATACTGGACTCTTTTTCATTATATAATCAAGCATTGTGTCAACATCGTTAAAGTCCTTTCCCCCGATTGAGGCAAGGTCAAGGCCCTCAAGTCTTGAGCCAATAAGGTTACGCATGGTCGATTTTATGTTTGTCATCTCAGTCATTGACTGTGATACACGGTCTCTGCGCTCAATCTGGTCTTTCAGCTTTTCCTCGTCACTCTTTCCTATGTCTAGGTTGTAGAGGAAATTAGCTATGCCACTGAAAGAGCGGACTATATCAGTCATTATGTCATCTTTAATGGTCTTAAATTGTCCTTTGATTCCATCTACGAGTTGCACTACCTCTTTGTACTGTGCAAGCTCAGTTTCAGAAAACTTTGTCTTTGCTCCGACCCCTGCCTCAAGGTAAGCATCAACTCCCTTGGCTTTCCCTGCAAAGACTCCGTACAAGTCCGTGTCGACCATATTCTCGACTATTGCCTTGGCATGAGGTGAGAACCTTCCGAGTGAAGTAAGTATGCTCCTTCTTGCCTCCGTGACTCCGACATTTTCCCCATTCCAGTTCTTCCCTTCCTCAACGAGAGACTGAGCTTTGTCAAGGATTATTTTGGCAAGCTCCTGTAAGTCCATCTTTCCTGTCCTGACAAGGGGTACTACAGCCTCAGGAATATAGGGGGCAATCTCAGCCAAAGCATTTTCATTTATATGTCTTTCATCTCCAAAGTTTGCCTGCAAGTCAGAGAAAAAGCCCATGAACGAGTTCTCAGGTAAGCCCTTAGCTTTCTCTATGTTACGGTAGTTCCGAACATCCACGGCTGACACACCAAGCGTTGCCCCGCCTATGAAGTCTGACCTCTCCTTACTTGCCTTATCAAGCACGGCAGTAAGTAGTCTCCTTACGATATCAGTAAGAGCGACTATTCCAGCAACAATCTTAAAGCCTAAGCCAAGTACTCCTCTTTTGCTTGCCTCGGACTCCTTTCTTTCCCTTTCTTTCTGTGCTTGTTCTTCCCTTGCTTTTTTGTCCTCAGCCTCAATACTCTTGTAAGCTTCAAGTTCTTCTTTTCTTGTTAAAACAGGAGAGTTTTCATCTCTGGAAGCTTCAAATATCTCAGCATAAGACCTTCCGTCCAAGGCAGTCTTTCCTTCAAGTCGCTCTATCTGTCGCTGAATCCTTCGCTGTTCTTGGTTGTAAGCTCTTCGCTCTTGTTTCTCAAAAGTCTCCTGCTTCTTTTCTTCAAGTGCCCTCTGCTTTTCTTCTTCCGCTCTCTGTGTTTTCTCTTCCTCTTCAAGAGCCTTCTGTATTTCTCGTCTTTCTTCTTCTGCTTTATTTGCTTTGTAAAGCTTGTCTGACTGACTGAAAAGGCTTCCGAATGTTTCCTTCTCAAACCTAGACTCAGCTGTAAGCCGTGCTTCCTTACTTCCACCCCAAGGCAAACCTTTCTCTTTTGCAGAAAGGTAATCCTCATGCTCACGCATGTAGGATTCCAAGAGTGATTTCTCTGCCCTGTATTTTATGGTAGCAAAATCTTCAAAACCTTTCTGTTTTGAGTACGAAACACTGAATCCCTTTTCCTTTGCGATGTCAGCAAGAAGGGCTTTGTTCTCAGCCCCCGTAATCCTTCGTACTGTCTCAAGAGTGCTGTAGGTATCGCCTCTGACAGCAAGCCTAGAGGCATCAGAAAGCTGGTTCAAGTTTCCGCTTCCAATCAGCTTCTGGTTCGTGAAGTCAATGGCTTTCTGAGCCTCTGCAAGGCTTGAACTCTTTATGAACTGTTCCTTTATGAGTTCTCCAGTGTCAATCTTTTTCTTAAGGGAAGCTCCGAGATACTCTATGTTGTCTGTCGAAGATTTCAGGGCATTTTCAAGCTTTTTGGCTACACTGTCGAAAACAGCAAATCTGCCCTCAAACTTGGAGAGCAAGCCTTGAGGGTCTTTCGACAGGAAGTCCTCGGAGCGTGTGACAAATCCTATCTCCTCTTCTCCTGTCTGAAATGTTTTCCGTGTCCTTGGATTTTTAGCCATATTTTACTCCTTTGAGTAGAAATCCTTGACTGTTTTCTGAACCTTACTCTCAGTATTCCTGTAGGCATTACGCTCAAAGAGTTCTCCCCATGTATGAGGCTCAACATGAAAGTCATCAAGATATGAGTAATACATATATAAGAAGTTTCCATACTCAAAATCTTCCTTGATTATACTGCCTATCTGCTCTAAAAGGAAGTCCTTATCTGAACTTTTTCTTTCTTCTGGCTCTTCATACGCTCTTCTTTCCTCTCGCTCATTTTCGAGCGTATATCGTTCAATGAGCGAGGAAATTTTTTTGCTAGTTCACCTGACACAAACTCAACAAGCCAGCTCATCACAATAGGGTACTCGTCAATGAAGTCAACACCTCTCATGTTCATGTATCGGTCAGTCACAACAAATTTCTCGACCTCATGCTTATTTCCCATGTCGTCAATGAAATAAATGAATACTGATTTTCCGACAAGCATCTGCATCGTAATGTCATACATAAAGTCAAAGTTGTCAGGGTTAGACAGGTCAAGGCAGTTCAAAGCCCTGCACTCCTCGATAAGTCTGAGCTGTGTAAAACCAGTTGGAAACTCAAATCGTATACGCTCCTGCTTGACCTCAAGCGACCACTCTATCTGCTTCTGCTTCTTTTCCAAAACAGAGTAGTCAAGAAAAACGGATTGATTCTCCATATAACCCCCTATTGTACGCTCATTATAAATTAAAAATAAAAAAACCACAAGGTTTCCCTTGTGGTTTTAATTCAGCTCAAGTAATCTTAGCTGTTGATTGGTGAGCCTTCTGTAATGATGTCTTTGTAACTTCCTGTAGCAGAAGTTGCACTTGCTACTTCTGTAGAGTTGTCTTCCTGATTAGTTGCAGTGTTATCAGCAAGTGTAGAACCAATAAGACCACTGTTAGTTGAATCGAGTGGATTATCTTCTGTTCCTTTATCTCCATCTGCGTTCTGTGAAGAGTATGGAGCAAAGTAAGCTTCAAGACCCTCAGCATTTCCGACAGCCCAAATCTTTTTCTTGTTCTCTGAAACAGAGTCAGACTGAGCTTCAATCCATCCAGCATAAAGAAGCTGAATGTTGTAGACAGCTACATCATTACCCTCAGAAACATCGTCAGGACATCTCTGTACCGTTACGCCATAGTAAAGCTTGGTGATAGCCTTACCATTGATGAAGTCTGTCTTATAAAGAAGACCACCAACCGAGTCTCCTACGCTCTTGATGAGCTGACAGCAAGCAATGAAATCTCCAGTTCCTACAAGTCCTGTAGTGCGTACTACAGGCATTGTGATTGTACCGTTCAAGAGCTTGTTACAGATTGTAACAGTTGAGCCGTCAACAAGAACAACCTGTTTTGCTGAATCCTGATTCGGGTTTGCCTCGAAGAAGCGACCCTCAAGTTTACAGCAAGCAGAGATATCAATTTCGTCAAGAACAGTTCCTGTTCCTGCCTCAAGCTGTCCAGCAAGGTAAGGGTGTCGGAATTTAATCAAAGACCCGCCAGCAAGCTGAAAGTGTGCACGAGGTTGTTTACCTTTACGATTGTTACCATAAGCCATTTCCTATGCCTCCTTAAAACTCAATCGAGCCAGTCATTGTTACGCTTCCAAGGTCGTCAACATAAGTTGCACTCCATACAGCAGTTCCTGTAAGGGAGTTTCCGTTTTTAGCCTCACTGAAAGGCGGGAAATCAAGAATGATGTTCTTGATGCGAGAAGTTCCTGTGAACTTCTGAATGTTAGAAACAAGCATCTGCTGAATCTGCTCATAAGCCTCTTCATTGCAGAGAACAGGCTCAGTAAGTGTACTCCTTGCATCCCTCCAGTTAGCCAAGTCCTGTGAAGTCTGATAGTCAATCCATTTTGAAATCATGTGAGCTGTCACAGGGAAGTTGGAGATTGTTCGGTCGCTGAACATTTCAGCATCGTTCAATGAACTTCCAGAGATTGAGATGAAGTAAGCCACATATTTTGCATCAAGAATGTTGTAAATGTAGCTTCCCAAGTTCTCATTCACATCCGTGTTGAAGCGAGAAGACAAGCCTGTAGGTTTTACTTTGCTTCCCGTCAAGCGTATTTTTGCAAGCTTGTTGCCGACATATTCCCCAGAGTCGTTTGGCTCTTCAAACCATGAGGCAAGCACAATAGGAAGCATTACATTTCCGTTGTGGATGACTGTGAATGTTCGATTACCTCCGATGAGGTTGAGATATCCCCAGTAATACTCAGCACGGTCAGCTACTGTAGAGCCAACGAATGTCGTACAGTGTGCTGTCTCTGTTCCTCTTTCAAGAGACATTACCTTACAAGCGTTCTCATCTTCCTCGCCTTCCTTGAATACAGTGAGATGAACCTCATTGAGGAACATTGAGAGCGTTGTCTCACCCTCACAGAGGGCAGACAGACAGAGTACCATGTCAAAGTAATTTGAGTCATCATAGTCTGTATCCTGAGCTGGGTCAGATTCAACTTTCTTTCCGTCATAGTGCTCAGAGAAGAGACACTTGAAGTAAGAGGCAAAATAAGTTTCCTTGAAGGCTTTTGTCAGAGGAGACCACTCAATAGCATTTGCACCAAGAGTAGGAGCAAAGCTTGTATCGTCAAATATGATACAATAGAGTGTGACATCAACATTAGCGCCGTCATTGAAAATCGGAAGCCACTGTCCGTAAAGTCCGCCTGTAGAGGCAAGGACTGTAGAATAATTGTCTGCCGTAACAATGATGAGTGCTGACTCGTCTGCCGTAACAGCACTTGCATCATAAGCACCAGGTGCGAACTGTGCTTCTGCAAGAGATTTCGGAATGTAGATTGAAATCGCATTGAAAAGGTTTTCATCAATTTCTTCGGTGGAAGTCAAGGATGAACGGAACTTCATCAAGCGTTCAGCTACTGAACCTACATAGTTGTAGTTCATAGGTTTATTTCCTCCTATTTTAATTTTCTACGGTAATCTTACCGTTAAAGGTAAAATCCACTCCTTCAAGTGGCTTCCACCCTGTTGATATACACTCATCATAATAGAGTTTAAACCGAATGTCAAAAGCTACCTGAGCCGTACGACCAAAATAGTACACTTTCCTTGGTATGATTGGAGCTGTATACTCAAGCTTCTCAGCATTGCATACACCAGCCCAAATCTCCCCGACTCCGTGCCTTTTCGTGAGGTGTCGGAGCGCCTTTGCCCAGTCCTCGGCTTCCTTACCAGTGAACCTGAGCAGTATGTTTGCGACACATTTCTGCCTGTCATACCCCTCGCCTCCGTCCACCACAAAGTCATCCTGAGTCAGGCTCTTATCCTCCTCAATCCAGAAGAGTATGAAGGTGTCCTTGGCTGGATTCTCCTGCTCAAGGAGGGGATTGTCAAAGTCTCCCTGCATCGGGATAATGTACTTGTACTTTTCAGTAGCAAAGTCATTGCACTGCCCGTTCCTGTGACCAAAGTATAGAAGATGAAGTGCCTTTCTCAAGTTATTGAAGCTTACTCCTAAATATCTTGTATCCATGACTCCCTCCTTTTCTCAAACTTACATTCTATTTTAAGATTTCTTATGAACTGTTTGGAAGCATAGAACCTCGGGTTCATGGGCAGGTCAGCCCTGAGCCTCCTAAGCTTCGTGGAAAATGTATTCCAAGCAGGACTCAGCGGAAGGGAACCACTTGAGATTTTTGCCTCGATGTCAGTCTTAATCTCCCTTGCCAAGCTCTTTCCCTGCTCGTTCCTCTCAGTCTCAAGCTTAGCAGTAAGGTCAATGTAAGACCTTATGCCTCGCCTGTACCTTCGGTCTAGGCCTCCGTCCCTACGCTTCGGAAGTGAGTCGTACATGTACAGCACATCATCCTCAGCAGACTCAAGCCAAGCATCCATTTTCTCCCCTATATAAGTAGAGGGAAGGATAGTATCTATGTAATTGTCTATGAAATTAGCTTCATCGTTGTGCTTTATGAGAATCTTAAAAAGCCTCTGGAATGTAACTCCAGCACTTCCGTAAGTCTTTCCCTCAGGCTTGTTGTTCCTTATTGCATTCGTGAAATTATAGTAGACATGCCATGCATAAAGCTTCTTCTCATCCTCTGACTCCTCATAATAATCTTGGTCAACCTCAAGCTGTATCAAGTCAGGGTCAGAGTCCTCATCAAGCATTTCTTCTGCTGGTATGAATCCTCCAAGCCTCATCACCAGTAGCCTCCGTTGTTGCCTAAGTCCACATCCTCATGTGGCTTCTGCTCGTCAGTGTTTCCGCTGACTGTCTCAAGGATATAAATGTAAAAATTGCCCTCACGCTTCCAAGGCTGTTTATTCGTGATTCTGTAAATGTCATAGTCTTCCTCAGACTTAATGAAATTACCTGCCTCAAGTTTCTGCCTAGTCCAAAAAGTAGGAACAGAAACATCAGAGAGAGTGTCATTCTCCCGCATGAGGTCACCCTTCTTCATGTACTGAAATACTCCCTTGACTTTCCCCAAATCCTTTCGGTTTGAGTAACCAGCCACGGTATCAGTTTTCATTGAGAAGTACGAAGCATAAGTGTTCTGCTCAGCAAAGAAGCTGAGCATGTCACCATAAACAGCCATCGTTAAAGGTCTCCGGTCTCATTCTCAGAAGAAGTCACGCTATCAGCAGAAGCTTCACTCTGTTTCTGAGTCTTCTTGCTTTTCCTCTCTTCTTTCCTGCGTTCTCTCTCAAGCTTCTCAGCTTCCTTGGCTTTTCTCTCAAGCTCCTCAGAATCAATCTGAGCACCATTCTGGAAGAATACAGTCTCTTCCGTAATGGTAGCCGTTCCTTTCTCCTCCAACCCCCGAATAGTCGGAAGCAAATAGTGCGGAAGCTCATAGCATACACATGGCCTGTAATATTTTCCTGCAACCTTAATGTTCTTCTTTACTGTAAAAAACATAATTATCTCCCATGACTAAAGAAGAGGTTAATCTTCCCTGAAGTCTTAATCATAAAGTAAGCCTTAACTCCATAAGCATTGCTTTTCAATGATTGAAGAAGGTCAGCGTTATTGACAGCCCCTGCCGTAGAGGCTGTCTCACCAAATTGTACTTTGACTCCGCCTATGCTTTTCATTTTAATAGGAACACCGCCTGAACTTATTACCCCGAGCGACAGCTCAGGGAACAAGTCAGTTATATACCAAGCTACAAGCAGACCGTAGCACAGCTGTGTCTTGTGTTCATATTCCTTCCTGTTCATGTGTGACCATAGATCACCCACACCGTAGAAAAGGGCATATATATCTGCAATACATGTGTCGAGAAAATCATTCTTTTCTTCCACAAGCAGGTCAGGGAAGTTGTCTCCGTACCTTGTACGGAACCACTCCCTTGTTATTGCTGGTGGTCTTCCGCTTGTAGTAATCGTCATTTTAATTAAAACCCTTCAGTTTCTGTCTCAGTTTCAGTTTCAGCAGTTGTATCAGAAGTTTTTGTGAGAGCCTCAAGCTGAGCTTTAAGTGAGTTGATTTCCTCTTCCTGAGTCTTGAGCTTCTCCTCTGTTTCTTTTGTGGCTGTTCCTGCCTGAGCTTTCTTGAGCTGTGCCTTGAGCTTTTTGTTCTCGACCTCAAGTTCCTCGTTCTTCTCCGTGCTTGCAAGCTCTGAAGCTTCCGTAAGCTCAAGCTCTTTGTTTTTGATGCACTTTATGAAGCGTGAATTTTCCTGAAGAACTTCGTAAACATTGTCCTCTACTTCTGTGACACCTGTAGTAGCCACATTACCTGTGTCAAGGTAAATCCTTCGTCTGTCAAACTCAACCTTTCGTGGCAAGCCTTTTACTGTAACCTCAAAGGCGATTCCGTATCTAGAATTATTCTTGATGTATTTCATATTTTCCTCCGTTAGAGATGTTGCAGGCTATGCCTGCTGTAGCAAGCATAGCCTTTTGTTTTATTCGTTGTATCCAAAACCTGTGACGACTTTTACTGTTCCTTCAATAGGAGCGATAACTCCACCGATGCGTTTGTACATTGTGTAGAGGATACCTGTTCTCTGCCAAAGTGCAGGAATGACATAGCTCTTCAAGAGCTCAGGGTGGATGATGAGGGAATCTTGAGTTCCCATAGCATCCTCGATTGTCGGAACAGTGATGAACATATAGTCATAAGTGTTCGGGTTGAATGGATTCTGCTCACCGCCTGTGACAGAAGGGTTGAGCATTGTGTCAGAGACAATCTCATAAGACACCTGAACCTGTCCGCCATCAAGCTCGTTTTTAGCCTTGAAGCTACCTGTGAGAATCTTGAGCGGTGACTCAGGGTTGTATGTCTTAGAGTAGACAGTCTGTGTGAGTGCTTGGAAGACATACTCAGACACATTGATTCGTACCTTGCGGGCCATGTAGTGATTCTCACGGAGGAAGTCACCGATGACTTTGTTCATTGCCAGGACGATGTCAGAGCCAGGGGTAGCTGAGCTTCCTGAGAAGATGTCGTACAACGGAGTTCCAGAGTAAGCCACAGGAGTTGTGACATCAGCAAGTCCGTCAATACCTGCTTCGTCTGAGCCGAAGTAGATGAGGGCATCCTGCATACGGTCGAGAACCATCATCGCATACTTCTCTCGGTCAGCCTTAACCTGATTTGTGACGAAGTTGCCTGACTGTTTTGCCTTGATGTCTTCCATAACATCAGACTCGTAGTCAACAGAGATGTTGAAAACCTCGTCAACAATCTGTGAAGCCTCGTTCGTAACAGGGTTTGAGTTGTTCTGCTTGAAGTTGCCTCGGGCAACATTTGAGAGCTTACCATAACCCTCGAAGCTCTCCTTGAAGAGTCCGATTACATCGGCCCAAGGGTTGTTGAAAGACTCTACGCTTACCAAGTCTTTTGCATGGCTTGTCGCAAAAGGCTGTTTGATGATTTTTGTGAGCCATCCGATGTTCCACATAGGAATAGATGTCTGCTCCAAGAGTGAGTCCTTTGCTGTTGTGATTGAGCCTGCGGGAGCTGTAGCGCCGAAGACATACTGACGAGTCTTGATATCATAGCCGATTGTAGGCTCAAGCGAATCCTGAACTTTCTTGTGAGCCTCAGCCTCAGACATACCTGACTGAATCAATGAGTCCATTGTCTTGTCAATATATGCTTTCGTTGCGTCTGAAATCTCAGTTCGGAAAGCGTTCTGAGGATTTGTGCCGAAAGGAAGGGCTTCCTTGCCACAAACCTTTGAGTCTTTCTGAATGAAAAGACCAGCACCCTGAATGTCAGCAGACATGTGATTCTTGTCGATGTTGATAGCATGGATATGCTGTGAGATGGCGGGGAAACGATTTACGATGTCGTTCTCCATTGCTGTTTTTAGTTTTGTGTAGCTTACTGCTTTTTTACCCAACATAGCTAACTGTCTCCTTTACATTATGCTGTAATTGCTGGTGAGATGTAGACTGTCACTGATTTGTCATCAGGATTGAGCTCGACAACTTTTCCAACAAGTGCATCAGAATTGTCATTCTTTGCAGAACCGAAGTAAACTGCTCCGTTAGAAGCCTTTACATACATGTTCGTGCCGAATGTGACATTCGCATTGTCATACAGGTTTTCTTTGCTTGTGCCTGCACCTACAAAGGCTTCCTTGTAGATTACGAAACCTTCTTTGGCAATCATGCCTTTCTGAAAGTCTGCGACCTCATCGTTCAGGGCAGGGTAGCCTGAAGCTATTCCCGCCTCACGGACAACGATACCTGCGAAAACAGGGACTGCATCTGTGACGGTCGGAGCACCTGCATAAACCTTGTTGTTTTTCTGATGTGCGTCATAGAATACGCCATCACCGAACTTTACAGTTCCAGCACTCGCCCCATCAGGAGAAAGGAGTGCGGAATAACCGATTGTGTAAGAGTTCTCATGGAGTTTGAGAAGCATACCGTTGTTTGTGTATGTTCCCTTCCAGATAGCCCCATTGTGCATTGACAATGTTTTACCGTTCTGAATCATGGTTTTTCTCCTTTGATTTATTTATCCAAGAATGAGGCATAGTCCCTTTCAGGAATTCCCCCGCTCTTTGTCGCTGAGTCAAGAGCCACACCGTTAGGCTCTTTCTTTTCCTTGATTCCGAGACACTCTTTTACAGCATCCGTTACAAGTGAGCCAATCTCCTCTTTCAAGGCAAGGATGTCATCTTTGGTAGCAAACACATTCTCAGCTGAGTCCTTGTTGCAACCGTACTCGCCTTTCTTGTCCTTTGAGTCCTTGTTGCAACCGTCCTCGCCTTTCTTGTCCTTTGAGTCCTTGTCCTCACCTTCTTTAGGCTCGTCCTTAGAATCTTTGTCCTCGCCTTCTTTCAGCTCGTTCTCAGAATCCTTGTTCTGTACAGGGTTGCTGTCAGCAGTTGCATTTGCAGGTTTGGCACCGAGCTTTGCGAAGGCCTTAGCAATCTCGCTCAGACTGTCTGAGTGAATGTCAACCCACATGCTGTCGAGGGCAGACACGACTTCTGCCTCGTTGGCAAGAGTCTTCTCTTTGTTATCAAAGCAGTCTTTGACAACATCCATGAGCGTGTCCTTGGCCTCACAGTCCTTGAGCTCGGACATTGAATCAAGCACGCCTTTCATTTCCCCAGCAAGCTCTTCCTCGGTAGTGCCTTTACTGTTTTTAACTGCTTCAAGCACCTCTTTTCCGAATGAAGGAGCTGAGTCTTTGTTTACTGCTTTCTTGCTCTTAAGAAACGCAAAAAATCCAGTTCGCATAGGTCTCAATCCTCCTATTATGCTATCAATAACAGCTACACTTGAACCGCCTCTGCCAGCCCTAGTGATTGCCAAATGATTTACCTCAACAATCTCGTCAAGGAGAATGTCATATCCGACCTCATCAGGGTTGTCCACGAAGTGCTTCTTGCAGGTATACCCTACCGAAACTTCCTTGTTATTAAGGTAGTATTCGTAAAGCTCGTTCGTGTAGAAAGTGACATTCGACTTAAGCCCAATTTCACCATCCGCCTCCCCATCAAGAGCCACGACCTCAACTTCCTTGTCAAGTACACCGCCAGCCAAGTCTTTCCAGTTCTCAGGGTTCACCCAAACATCAGGGTGTTCCTTGGTTACAGGAAGGCTCTTGAACAAGTCCTTGGCCTTGACGATGACATTTGCAGGCCTGTATTCTTTGTAGATTTTCTTAGGCTTAGGTGGTGTGTTTCCAGCATCAATCCAAGAGGCAAGTTCCTTTGCCGTATAGAGCTGTATGCCCGAACGACAAAGAATGACATCCTTCTGCTCTATGAAGGGAGAGACTGCTGAATCTGTTGCCTTAGTAAAAACTTGAGTACGAATCATAACTTATATTCATAATAGTGCCTGACAAGAATTATGTCAAACACTATATTCTTTTACCCTGTGCTTTTGCTATTTTAGCACTTGCGGAAAGTATTTTGCAAGCCCTGTTTTGACCTTATCCTCAGCTTCTTAGCCAACTGGAAGTATCTTATGACTTCCTCTAATTGTTGTTACAGGAGTAGATAAAACCTTGACTATATTCCACTGTTTCAGCCTTCCGTTGTCCCTGTTAGTCTTTTATAAACTTTATTCCAATCTAAAGCCAATGGATTGCACTCACTGTTATTTACTATGTCTCCTATAGGTATGCCTTTATAGAGCCTTGTGCATCTTCTGTTATTCTGATTATCTATTGCAGTAACAAACCTGCAATTTTCAGGAGAAAATTCCTTGTTATTGTCAATTCTGTCTATCTGCAAAGAGTCGGCATAGCCATTATTCATAGCCCATGAAAAGAACTCTTTCTTATCGTTTTTCCACAGAGAACATACTTTTATACCTCTGCCTCCATAAGAGGCATAATGAACATGCTTAGGGTTATAACACCTAGCTATTATACCTCGGTATATAGTGTACAGTCTACGATTAGAAAAGCCGTGTCACATATCAAGCCATTTATGCGGTATCTTATGATTACCTAAATAGTTCTTAGCATAAGCAACATCCAACCCGAACTCTCTAGCTATGTCAGGAATTGTATGCTCCTTAGCATAGCTAATAAAAGTGTCTTTGTCTTTGATAAGTGTTTCATTCTGCATGCCTAAAACCTACTGCGTGTACTCGTGCCTGTCAATATAGAAGCATGAGCTATACAGATTTATTTTCAGCCCTTGCCAGCTTCTCACTTCGTTTCGTACTACCAACCCTAGTCTTTTCTTTTTGTTTCTGTTCGAGCCTTGAGTAGCTTTTCTCTTCCTTGTCACTCAATGCTTTCTCCCTCTGCTCCTCGGCAGGAGACTTGCCTTTCGTCAAAGAGCCCTCACTTGAGCCGTGCTTCTGCACTGACTTGACCTCAGCTTTCTGCATGCCTATGCTCTCCTCGGTAGCCTTAGTCTGAGCTTCTGTTTGCTCAATGTCCTTCTCTTTCTGCTCAAGCTCAAGGTCGATTCTCTTCTCGTCCTGCTTGTCTCCCTTGTTCTGAATCCTGCGGAGCTTGTTGAGGATGTTGGCATTTGTCTTCATATCACTTGAAACATTCTTGTCAGCCATCTCAACGGCAATATCGAGAGGGAAGCGAGCAGAGACAAGGTTGAACACATTCTCTGAGTGGAACTTACCAATCTGAGCACGCTCGAGAGCATTTGCGATGACAGGCTGGTCAAAGTGAATCTGAGTGTACGGGAGTGCCTCAAGAATCTCGGGACTTGTACCAAGAGCATCTATTACAAGAATCTTTGCAAGTTGCTTGAACTGGCACTCAATCTCCTTGTGTGTCATCTGAACTGACTCGTTCTGTTTAAAGAGATTGCCCTGCGTGTCGTCCCCTGACGAGAAGTTACCTTTCTCACTTGACCACAAAAGCGGTTCAGGAAGAACTGCGTCCCCAGCGACATCCTGCCTCAAGAGGCGGATAAGCTCAGGAACCTGTGCAAAGTTCCTGTTGATTGACTTGATATCACCAAGGACATCCATCGTGACAGGATTGTCAGGACTTGCCTCCCTTGTCCTGATAGTGTCTTGTTCTACGAGAGCGTCGAGGGCGTTGGCACCTTCGGTAGCAAGTACTCCGTCAACATTGATTACACGAGCCAAAATTGACATCTGCTGAATCATAAGAGGAAGTGACTGCACGGCCACCTTGTAGTTCATTCCTGACTGCAAGTAACCGCAAAGGTCTGACAATCCCCATCCCTGATTGAGAACCTGACCCCAGTAGCCTGCCTGCTTTGCAGTGACTACACGGGCACATCTTGAGTGATGCACATCACTTCCCAAGAAAGGAATGGTGTATACATCAGGCCTCAAGAAGTCTTTCTGAGTCGGGTTGTACGGAGGAATAATGAATGTGTTCCATCTGTCAAGATTCACGAAATAGTCAACGCAGTCCTGTTTCAGCACTCCGAGCCTCAGCAGGGCTGACAGAGGAAGCATCGTGGTGACAGGACTGTCTTTCTTAAACATAGGGAAAGTAAGCCCACCACCATAAACGAGCGAGTTCAATGTGGCATCTACAAGCATGTTCTTGAAGTTATGCTTGGCCTCGGCTTTCTCGTTCACCTCGTCCTGCTGTTCCTGCTTGAGGTGTGTGTTCTCAATGTAACAGCCGTTCAAGAGGATTGACTTTGACTTCTTGTTTATGATTGTCTCGAAGAGACCTTTCTGTGAGTACAGTGAATTGGCTTCCCAAGGGGAGATATAGATGTTAGGCACTGAGAAGTTCGCCCTTGCGGGGTCGGTAAGGTTTCCCACATTCCATCTTCCGTTAATGATTGAGTCCCTTATTCCGACAGGAGACTGAGCTTTCCTGCGAATCTCCTCCGCCGTCATAGGCTTTGAAGACTTGAGACAGTCCAAGATAATCCCTACATTGCGGTTGGCCCTGTCAATGACATCAGTCAGGGAGTCGAGATGCTTGATACCACACTTACTTGCCTGAGCCGCTGTGTCTTCCATGATTGAGGTCTCAACAAGTTCCTGAGCCTCCTCAAGGGCTGACATGCTCATTCCCCTGAATGTACTCGAGTCGTTCACTGAGACCTTTCCGTTCTGATAGTGTTTGACCGACATGTTAGAGCCGTTTAAAATCTTTCTTAATTTCTTGAAATCTGTCATATCCTTATCCTAAACTTAAAGTCGTGTTGAATCAAGCACCCTTCTCCTCGACATTAGGAGCTTGTTTCAGTGGTATACCCTTGAGCCTTGAAGGGTCAAGTGTCGTTGAGTGAACCTCAAGCTCAGTGGCATCAGCACCCCTAGCACGCCTTGCCTCATAAAGACGCTCGAGCGTAACCTGATACAGAGGCTTCAGCTCCTTCTTCCATGAGAGAAGATAATGAACTACATAACCCAAACAGTCGCCCTTGTGGTCTGGAGCACCCTCCCTTCCTTTGTTCGGTTGTCCTGTCTTCGGGTCTTTCTGCCATGTAAGGAGTGTTGTCTCAAGTCCCTTACACATAGGGCACACGAAAAGATGCTGGGCCACGAACAGCTTGTTACAGGCGAAGTTCCTGTCACCGACAAGCGGGTTGCATGAGCGGTAAGCAATCTTTATATTGAATACCCTAAGCTCTTTCTTGAACTCAACGAAGTGCTCCTTGTATGTCATATCAGGAATCCAAAGAATCTCCGAGGTAGGGAAGTCATACCTGAACACCTCAGGAGCACGACGAATGTCAGGGAACTCATAGTCCTTTATGGCTATGATTGCACCATTTATTACTGCGAACGCAACGGCATTGTTTCCGAATCCGTTGAAGTCCTGTCCTATATAGACAGGGAGTGAGCTGTCACGGACATACTCATACAAGTCTGAGTCGAGCTTGTTCACGGCAGGGTTATAGTCAGGGAACACAAGCCCTGAGTCAATAGACACAAACTTTCCCTCCAAAAGGCATGCAATCTCTTTTTCGTTATAGATAGAGTACATGTTCTTCACATAATCCTTAGGGAGGTATATGTTGTCCTTAGTCCTTGCCCGCATAAGAACATACCCGATACCTGTCTTCTGAAAGTGCATTACGGTCTGATATGTTCCCTTAAGCCCCTGTGATGAGGTTGTAAAGCACATGAATGGTGTCCTGAAACCAACGATAATCTGCCTGTTTCGGTCGTTTATGGATTTTACTACAGCCATAGCTGTCTGAGTATCAAGCTCGTCAAGCTCATCAACAAAGCTGGCGGTGACGGAAAAACCGTAGATTGACGACTCATCCTCATCAGGAATCAGGAGCAACTCTACATTGCCTATGGTAATTATGTTGTGAGCCTTGTCATATGAGTACTCGGAGTTGGTGCCCTTCAAGTCCTGCTCAAGGAGACCCGTGAGGGTCTTCTTCATGAAGGTAAGGTTCTTTGAGGCCACGAGCACTTTCGGGGCGTGCCCTTCCTTATCCTTCTTTCCTAAGAGTAATTTTACTGTATGGAGTATAGCATAGACAAGGGCCGAAGTCTTGCCTGAGGCATAGCCTGCGACCAAGAAAAAGAAGCGTATGGTCGTGAATACATAGGGAGCCTGCAACAGCTGACCCTGATGAGGAAGTAACTTTACTAGCGTCATTTACTGTCACCCCCTTCCTTTTCCTTGAGCCTCTTCTTTGTCTCAGCCTTGAGTCTTGCCTCGAAGCTATCCGTGTCCTCGGATACTCCGAAGTCCGCTGAAAGCTCGGTGATATTGGAGCCCTCGTTTACCTCAACAGTCTCGAGTGCCTCGAAGTCCTCCTTGCTCATTGCGGTGAATGTAACATTGAGTGCGTTAGAGTCATCTTTGTTTACATTGAGTTCATCAAAAAGAATCCTATTCTTTATCTCTGATGCCTTGAGGACATTGCCTGTCTGGTCTGTGTCCTTTCCACCTGCATAAGCTCCTGAGATAGCCTTGTCGAGAACTTTTATGTTGTCTATAAAAAGGTTAGCCCTGATTGCCTTGGTCTTGGTTATGTATACGATGTCATCAAGAAGCCTTATCCTCACATCCTTAGGAACCTCACAGGCATCAAAGACGATTTGGTCTTTCGGTATAATCTTAAACTTCTCTATACACTTGCTTCTGAGTGCCTCGTACTCTGCATTTTCCATACTTTTCCCTCTTATACCAAAATAACACACTTGCTTAATTCAAGCAATACTCATTATACTAAGTCGAGGCCTTTGCCTCTTTTCCTTCGTTGGGGAGGTACTTTTCATGGTATCTCCCCTTTTTATTTTTAGTCCAATGACTTAGTTATATTAAACTCAGTATAATTTCAAAAATCCTGAATTGTGTGGGAAACAGGGTGGTCATCAAATATTAGTTAGCCTATAGTAACAATTTTGACAGACGGCTAACAATAATTTCATTAAGCTAACAATAATTTCATTAAGCTAACAATAATTTCATTAAGCTAACAATAATTTCATTAAGCTAACAATAATTTCCTCATCATAAATTTGCTATACATTATTACTATACAACTATATAGCTATGTTATATTAGGCTAACAATAGTTTACTATGTGAAACAATGTGCGGGGCACAGTGTTAGTATAAACTAACAACAGTTTCATATATGAAAAATTGTGCCCTACACAAAAATATTTTATCTCTCTACTTGACAAATTACACTAAGTTTATTATAATTATTATATTCTCAGTTGAGAATATAAAATCATTTTTAAGGGGGCTCGGCTTATGGCTAGCACAAAAAAACTTTTAACAGGGGCGAAAAAAATCGAATTCGCTCAGCTTGCACTAAAGGATAAAAAATCTTTCAAGATTCTTTTAACTCTCTCACGCTCTGATAAATGGGCAAAAATTCCCCTTGCATCAGCTCAGGATGCTGACACACTCAAGATGTTTACACTGGATGTCGACACTCTCATGCGTGTTGCTTATGCACTTTCTAAAGAGCAAAACATTTTCATTTACACGGAAAGCGTAAAAGATGATGACGGCTCGCATACTGAATATTTCGTGCATAAACTTGAAAGCGATGAGAGCGTGGAAGTCACTGATGACACATTTAACGGAAAAATCCTAAAAAGTGACACTATCCGTCCGTCATCAGCTAAAACATCTTCAAGTGCATCAGCTAAAACATCTTCGAGTGCATCAGCTAAAACATCTTCAAGTGCATCAGCTAAAAAATCAGAGGCTAAAGAAGATGCAGAAAAGATTGATATTGAGGCCGAAAAAGATGCAGAGTACATCGATGCCAAAGCTAAAAAAATCGTAGCCGAAATCGAAAAAATATTGCCCGCTTACTGTAGGATTGAAAAATCTAAATTCAACCTGCTGAGCACAGAAATTGTGAAAATCATCAAGAAACAGTTTGATTGCTAGCGTTCAGTAATGACACTTGATAGCCTAGTCGGTATAAATCGACTAGGCTATTTTTTTGTCTTTTCGCACTTTAAGTTACTCTATGCTAACAAATGTTCCAGCAGCCGAAAAGTCAGTTACTCTATGCTAACAAATGTTCCAGCAGCCGAAAAGTCAGTTACTCTATGCTAACAAATGTTC